CACACAGACTTCATTGAAGGCAGGCCATTTTGCGTGAAGCTTTTTGTGTCATGGTCACTTGGCATAGGAATGACATTAGTATCTAGGTCAATGTCTGGCGGTGGAGCGTCAGGCCATGGAGCTTGTGGCGGCATATCTGGGACAGCCTGCTGCCTGGGTTGTTGTGGTCTTGGTTGCTGACGAGGTGCTCTCTGAGGAGCAGGACTCTGCTGTGGAGCTCTTTGTTGAGCTTGCCTTAATCTCTGGTTGGCATTCTGTGGTTGGCTCTGGTCCATTGGGATCTCGTGAGAGTGCTTGTCTGGGTCCTTGTCCTCTTTGGTTGGGATGAGGAACGTCTGAAGAAGGGCTGTCTTATGAGCCATTGAGGAAGCTTTATTGCAAGCCTTGTCACTCGTGTCTATGGACTCACCAATTGCCTCTGTCGATAAAGAAGAACCGTCAGTGGTATGGAAGGTAAACTCATATCTGTTCTGTACGTGAACAGCCCTCTTGCCATTGTTGTTTGCAAACGTATTGGACTTGCTCTCAATAACTTTTGCTGTTGTGAATACCTCATGCTTTGCCATGATGTCATGTAGTTCATTGTAGACATCATCAATCGATCGGTAGTTATATCTCTGAATCTCGTTTTTCTGGTCCTTGGTTATAGCGTTCACTTCCTTCATGACCGCTGCAATTGCTGCGTAAATCTTTGCATTGTTCGTGTCTGTCATCTATCCACTCCTTTATCTCTTTTTTAAAAAACCGCACCGTCTGTCTTGAAATTTTTTTAGGTTTAGGGAAGGTCTCATCTTTGTCCATGATCCTTACCACTGTTCTCTTGCTTAACCTCAACGCTGTGCAAACCTCATCAAAAGTCATTGTCTGCACCTCAATCAATTCTGGTATTAGCTCCACCTCAGTCCCCCCTCAACAAACCATTTAGGACCGTCAAGAGTTATGATGTCAGTCGTCTGTCCAGGCCACTCTCCTGAGATCGTACACTCATCGTAAAGAGCAAGAGCTCTCTCAACTGTCTCATCGGCTCTCTCAAACCAGTCTGGACCAGGCATTGTTAAGTAGGTCTTGTGCGGTGGGTTCTTCTCAACAACAACCCACACAAAGTCAAAATCATACCCAGTAAGAATGTTGAGACCTAAACAGTAGAAGGCTGCTGCTGTATCATAGTTCAGCTTCCTGCAGTCCTGTTCAAACAAGTATGGTGAGTCATGTCTCGTTGTCTTAAGATCAAGCACAACCCTCTCTTCGAAAAGCAGATAGTCACACTTAAACTTACAAAGGTGTTTGCCGTATTTAAAATAACCAGCAATCTCTGGGCACCCAATGCTGTTAGTTATGAGTCCACCGACAACAGGGTGATTGCTCATGCTCTCCTTTAAGTTCTCAAGGGTCTTCACTTCCTGCTCTGTGAGCACTATCTTGCCCTTGCTGGCTTCCATAAACTCAGCATACTCTTCCTTACCAACCTTGGTTCTTCTGTTGATCTCAGGCATCACAACAATGCTCTCGTCAAGGATCTCAGGCTCAAAGGCTGCAATGTGACAAGCGTTCCCAAAGTCCTTTGCTTTAGACTTGTACTTAAATTGAGACTTAAACTTAAAATCAAGTGGGGTATTGGGTGGGAATATATTTTTAAGTGTCGAGTGATTTAACCCAGGTCCCTCATGATAGAGATCGTTCTCGATATAGAAAAAACCAATGAGCTTACCTTCCTCATGAAGCTTGTTAAGTTCTTCCTTGCTTCCTATAGTTTTTATGTCCATAGCTCTCCTTCAGTTGCTATTCAATGTGTATGCAGGTGCCGTTCATTGTCACTCGGTTTATAAATTTCTATTCCGAAAAAAGCAATAGATAAACGCCACAAAAACAACTATATTTAAGCGACAACAAAAGGAGAAAAACCATGTCTTATGATGCAAAATATGAGTGTCCCTATTGCCAATATGTTGAGACCATGCCTATCGATGATTCCAAGTTTCAAAAGAGAGAACTGTGGCAGTGCCCTGAGTGTGAGCTTGAATGCATTGCCGACGTTGTTTTTACTGTGAGAGTAGCAACTTACAGGATCGAAGCAGAAGAAAATAAGAAGCCGAAACAGAAGTTAAAACTATAAACTTTGCAACAAAAAAATGTAAGGAACTAATAATAAAGATATCTTACTTGTTATCTCACCCCTCACTGTTAGTAACATGTCAGTAACTTTGGCATGACTCTTGCTTCTTATCTCACCAGAGAGGTCTCTGTCTGACCCAACCAAAGGAATACAGGGACTTATGGGTGCCTAAGGATTAAGCACCGACTAACATTTGGTCAGTAATAATATTAGTTAGTTACAGAAAAGTTGTATAAAAAATCAACAGTCTGTGTGCCGTCGCACTGGTGCGTCTTAATGATTACAACCAGATACAATATGGCACGTTCGTTGCATCTAATAAAGGCATGAAGGGCAATTGGTGCCCACCAAAAAAACGGAAGGACTACATACATGAAAAGAACAAGAAGAAAAGAAGACATCATGCTGGCGATTGAGTTCATGAGAGTTAAATCCCAACTCAAAAAACTCAACGCTCTTAAGAAGAGAGAGAAGGCGCTCAAGGAACACTTCGAATCTCTCATGGACAAAGACAAGTCAATCATTGCTGGGGACATTCTCATTGTTGCAAGCAACAGAAAAAACTCCTACCCAGACAGAGACAAGATCAAGAAGGATCTCGGTGTTGAAGACCTCAAGGACTATGAGAAGGAAGCACACTACCTTGAGTTTGAACTCAAAAACATAGGAGAAAAGAAATGACCACGGACCTCTTTATTGAGGTCCTTAAGTGGATCGGAATAGCTTTAAGTATAAACGTTATACTTTGTTTCTTGCTGCTCGTTGCATGGGCAAGATTCAAAGATCAAGAACGCTCAAGAATGGGCTATGGGCAAGTCAAGCAATTTAAGAGGAAGGAGAAAAACTCATGAATATGTACGACTTCAAACAAAAGATTGAATCAATGAAACAGAGGCGCGAGCTTCTGCACAGCAAGTATATTAAGTTGATAAGCAACCCGTTTATTCAGCGCCAGGAAGTTCAAGAGACTTATGATGAGATGCTCATGATTGATATTGAACTTCACAAACTTTTAAGAGAATTGAAAAAGAGTGCATAGCATTGTATGTAGTCTTCGGAAGCCAGCCTCTTGGCTTTTGATTGGTTCAATACGTCCCCAGGTCAGCACTCACCTGGGGTTTTTCTTTATAAAAAAAGAGAGCCCACAACAAGCTCTCTTAATAAGGGAATAATTTTTTACAAGCACTAGATGATGAATACTGAGTTCTAAGCCACAACAAACAATACCACCATCTGGTATCAATTGTCATCATTCAAGTGACGAGTAGACCTCTGCTTTAAGTTCATTGTCTGACATAGTAGAAAAATAACCACACATGAAATCAAAAGCAGCAGAGTCTGGTACATTCTCAGGAGCTCGGTCTGGGTATATGAAGTGCTTGATCCTATCAACTTGACCCCTCATTAAAACACCCAAAGAACCATCAACAATAAACTTTGTCTTTGTCTCCTGGTTGGTGTACTTAGGCTCATCCTTCTCTTCCTCTTTGGGGGGATCATCCAAGGATATAAGCGTCTCAATCTCATCACCTGTATATGGAAGTGTCTCAGAAATATCAACCATACCAAACTCATCATGAACTTCTCTAACAACATCGCAAAGCTTCAAAGGATCTGACCTGAACTTTGTCTCATTGGTCTCAACCGCAATTCTCTTTGCCTTTGCTTGAGAAATGGTGCCAAGATTAAACACCCTCACCTTATCAACACCAAGATCTCTAAGAACCTTTAATCTATGGTTCCCGTTTACACACTCATACAAACCATCTTTGATAGAACGAACTATAAGATTCTCTATCTGGCCGTTCTTCTCAATGTTTGCCTTCAGCTTTGACTCAAGCTCTTTGTCATCAAGCTTGTAGTTCCAAGCACATTCTTTGATCTTGATTAATGGTAGTTCGCAAAAGCCTTTTCTTGTCATCTCATTTGTCCTCATCACATTGGTAAGCAAGCATCTTTGGTGATATTCTCCTTCCGTTCCTGTCGCTTATAATGCAACCACCGTCTCTCATATCAACCCTAAGCACAACATACTTACACTTGGCGTTCTTGGTCCAGTTCCACTTGCCTTCCTTCATTTTCTTAAATACCGATAAGAAGGAATGTATGTGGTCCCATAAATTATTTTCTTCTTTGTGTTTTAAAAGTTCCTCGTCAGTCATCTCACATCAATCCACTTCTGTGTTTGTAAAGACAATCGCCACTCTGGTCTCGTCTCTATAAACGATAAAATATCTATAACGTTGCTCTCCATATCAGTATACTCAGGACTCAAATAAAGAAGCTGACCACTGGCGCCCTTATGCCTGCTCAATACTTCCCACTCAAAGTTCTGATCAACAACATACTTAAACTCATTGGCATGTACTAAATTGTAAGGATGTATCTTATAACGGTTATCTCTCTTAGGAGACACCGTAAGGAAGTCAACACCCTGAGGACACTTCTCTACTCCATTGCTCTCAAGGCACACTATGAAGTCATTCATTCTAAGCAGATTAATAACATCACCAACGTGAACACTAACACTAGGCTCTCCACCTGTAAGAAAAGAATACCTAGAATCGTTAACATTGAATAAACCAACCAACTGCTCTGCATTATACTTATACTCTGCTCTCTTGTGATCTGTATCACACCACTCACACTTCAAATTGCAACCATGAAACTTTAAGAAAAGACCCCAACGACCCGTGTTATAACCCTCGCCTTGGACAGACCAGTAAGCATCTCTAAGAAATATATTCATTGTCAACCTTCCTATATAGATCTTCCTCTGAGGGAATGTGATTCATAGCAGCATATCTAAACCACTCCGAAACATTCCCATCTGCATACTCATACGCCTTTTCGACTATCCTTGCATAGTCCTTAAATTTTATCCGCAATAGAAAAGTTTTTCGTTTTGTGTCAGGAATAATTGTGCTAGTCATGATTGATATCCTTTGAGTATATAGAGCAGACTTAACATACTTAAGTGAAGTGGTAAACACGCATAAAAGACAGAGCCAACTATGGGTTACTATATCAGAGCTTACAACAGGTTTATTACCAGAGCGTTTTTATTAGTGCTATTAATATACTTAACAGGGGTTATTAGTGGCGGTGTGATTGTATTGGTCTTTATAAAGTAAAACGGACTGTCTATTAAAACAGTCCGCCAACAGAGCTGTATGGTGTGAAACCATCCCTAATCGAGTTACACAGAGGTTTTAGATGAGTTATACAGAAAAGGCAAACAAATTTTTACAAAGCGAAAAGGATTAAGTTATGGCAATGGACAATGAAATAAAAGCAATGCTTGCTATGAAGAGAACCCTACAACCGTTCCCATACTCAACTCAGAAGAGAATCTTGCAGTGGGTCTCTGATAGATCGTTCGAGGAAGAGCAGGAGAAACATATGGGACCAAAGGATCTACAACTAGAGCAAGTCATAGATGCTGAAGAGTGTCATGATGAGGAGCTATTTGAGCAGGATCAAAATGCAAAGATGCACGAGGAAGCAGCACCCTCTGATGATTCTTCTCTTGGAAGGATGCTCAAGAAGGCAAAGACTAGACAGGCGTGATGTTGCCGACAAAAATATTGAAGAGAATTAAGTTTAAAAGTCCCCTATTATAGATAGAGAGCAACAACAAAAATAATAGGGGTGTCGTTATGGAATGCACTTACACGGTGTACCCTCGTACAGTGAGTCATTTTAGTTATCTCGGCGACTTGATCACTAGAGAGTCATGGGCTTCAAGGGTTGATAAGAAGCCTGTCAAAGCTTTTTGTTCCAACGTGTATTGTGAGTCATCAAATAAATGGAATAGAAAAGAGAGACTCGTTGTGCCAACCGTTGGAAGCGTATGCGAGATCAAAGTAAAGAGAGACCAGATTGAATGTCACCTTTGTGGGTGGGTCATATATAGAACAAGGGACTATAGAGATAAGGGCATTTGAATGATAAAGAATAACAAGTTTAAGAAAAGGTCCCTGGCTGCTTTTTTTAACAGCGATGATTAAGACAGGTGTGCGGTCGGGGACCTTTATTTTTTTGGAGTAATGATGGGTAGGCAGTTCAACATAAAAACAAGAACAAGGTGCGGTGCAGAGAGAATTATTGGACCGTTTGATAAAACACCATACACAATCTATGGTTCTGAGCTTAAGGTTCCAATGACACCAAAGGTTCCTGCAGTTCCAGATGGTGACTATGATCGAACCAAAATGGTAATACACCATAGAGAGTTTGAGTTCAGAGGCACGAGAGAAGACGACGGATATACTTTTGTTTATGAGGAGAAGTGACAGTGCAAGAACCAGCAGCAAGGATGTGGACTGTTTTAGTTGACAGGCGTGGGCACAGAGAAACACTGACATTCCCAACCCTGCATGATGAGGATGAGATTGATTCTCTTACTGTTTATGTTGAGAGTGTTCTTAATGCGAGCTTTGTAAGGATTAAGAATGTAGAGCCTTTGTTTTATGAGCCGGAAGAGATATTTAAAGAAACACCGAAGGATATATTTTCTGATGAGAAATGTAAGGACGTTGTTGGTAAGCACTTTATACTGAAGTGCAAGCATTGCGACGTGGTCTTGGCTCAGTGCAGGTGTATGTCAGCAGATAAAGAAGTTACATTAGGTGTTTGTGCTGCATGTAAAGAGAAGGAGAAGTAAGTGACTACATATTGTTTCTATCACAAGGTTGATTTAGACGGGCAAGCATCTGCAGCAATAGTCAAGAAGTTTGTTCCTGACGTTGTGCTCATGCCATTTAATTACAACGAGCAGTTCCCTTGGGAAGACATCAAGCACGATGATACTGTGTACTTTGTTGATCTTGCTCTGCAGCCATATAGTGACATGGTAAAGCTGTGTGACCATGTTGATGAGAAGCTCTATGTGTTTGATCACCACAAGACTTTTCTTGAGTCTGAGGCTTATAGGACCCTTAAAGAGAGAATACCAGACAATATACATTGTGATACTTATGTTGCTGGCTGCGAACTAACATGGGAAGCCCTATCTCTCCGCAGCATTCCATTGCCTATAAGACTTCTGGGTCAGTATGATTCATGGAGAGATACAAAAGAAAAACAATGCCATGGAGACTATGACTGGGACAAAGAGGTCATGCCATTCCAGTTTGGTATGAGGCTTGATGAGTTTGATTTTGATAAATTTATAGACGTCCTTGATGATCAATCTTTTGTTCAAAGAACAATAGTGACTGGAAGAACAATTCTTAAATACCAAGACAACCAAAATGCCTTTGGAATGAAGAGCTCGTTTGAAGCAAAGATAAAAGACTACACATGCTTATGCTTGAATGGTGGGTTGAGAAACAGCCAGGTATTTAAAACAAAGTGGGATCCAAAGAGACATGACTTCATGGTGTGCTTTAGTATGAACAAACACAAGCAATGGTCATGGTCGTTTTACTCAACAAGAGAAGACAGAGATGCTGGCTCACTGGCAAAGCAGTTTAATGGTGGTGGGCACAAAGGAGCAGCAGGCTGTGTGACTGAAGAACTTATATTCGAGAGGAGATAACAATGGCTTTAGAGACATTAAAAGAATTAAAGCAAATAGATGGCTTTGGCATAACTAGAGGCAAGCCAGAAGGCATGACGTGGGATGAGTATGATGCATTGCGTCCTAAGTATCCTATTCATATTTGCGATAAGATTAACTCAATCTCTTTTAAACTTCAGAGCGGACCAATAAAAGAAACAGGAGTAAATGGGTGTCAGGTTGATACTATTATTAAAACTGCATCAATCATTCTTGCCAATCTTAATTCCAAGTTCCCGTGTACAGAGAACGTCAGAGCAATAGTATGTTTAGAGGAAGCACTGATACATCTAAGAGCAAGAAAAGAAGACAGAGAAAAACGTGGTGTTGAAGGGACAAGCAAACAATAGGAGCTAAGATGTTAGTAAAGATAGGCAACAAAATATACAACCCAAACGATGAGCCCATCATGGTTATCTTGTCTCCTCAGGACAGGATCAACATTCAATGTATGCCTGCAAATGGAACAAGATATGCAGCGTTCCCTAAGGAAGTAACTAGAGAAGAGGCAGAGAAGTTTATGGAGCTTGACACAGATAAGAAGCCAGGTAAACCAAAGCCAGACATTAAACTATTAAGTGATGTGGAGACAGGGAATGAATAGGCAATCGGAAGAAGAAGCATTAAACAGGGTGTTTAGTACAGCATATGATACAATGACTATTTGTATTGGTAGAGACAAAGCAGCGTGTTTCGAGACCTTTAAAGTTATTCATGCTGGTGGTTTTAATAGGGGGTTTAGCTATGCGCTAAGGCTATTATACAGCAAGCTTCATGATGTCCAAGGCGAAGCTGTTCGTTTGATTTCTTATGAAGACATCATGAAGTCAATGTATGGCAATGAAGAAGAAAAAGACAGTAACGTTCATACGCTTCACAAGGTTGACACATGACCAAAGCAATAAAGACACACTATAAGTCACACAGATCATGGAATGAGATTGCAATCTGTGGGTCATCAAGCAGACTCTTCACAGAAGGCAAGACAGAAGCCACTTGTAAAAACTGCCTAAAAATCAGACAATCAACAGAGAAGGCGCTTAAGATTGTTGGTTCGAAGAGAGAGAGGCTTGATGAGTCGCAAAATAAAAAAGAAAAAACTGACACGAGGAGAGCAACATGCCGAGATGATCAAAGAGCTTCCTCATGTTAACAACGAACAAATAGCAGACAAAGACCTAGAGTATTCCAAGTATATTGCAGATGCTGTTGATAGAAGAATACTCGAACACATCGCACGCTTCCCCTCAGCAAGAACCCCACAAATAGCAGAAGCTGTTGGAATGACAAGACAGCAAGTCCACAAAAGAATGACCCGTCCTGTATTCAAAAGGCATCTTGACAACCTCTTCATGTCTACAAAGAACCTTGTAAAGAAGGCTCAAGAAAAGGCGATGAGAGAGGCTATAAAGATTCTCGATGCTCAAGGCATGGACAGAGATCTATTAAAGATCAAGGTTGACCTCATTAAAACAGTTATGGCACCCATCCTTAATAAGGGTACACTCGACATCAATGAAAAGCAGGAAGTCATATTTAGAGCCAAGGTAGGAGCAAGTGGAACAGTCCTACAGGAAGTCATTGAAGTTGAAGCAGAAGACCCAAACAAACCTAAGCTAATAGAAGGTTAACTGTGTACGTAACAATTGAGCCGCCAAAGCCTCACAGTGTTGAGCAGAATACTCTTATGGAGTTTTTTATCAAAGGTGAGAGTCAAGAATTGTGGATGCCATGTGGAACTAAATTCGGCAAGACTCTTGGAGCGTCAACTGCACTTGCTACTGCAGGATTGCTTAGACCTGGATCTAAGTGGAGATGGGTAGGTCCTATCTATGAGCAGGCAAAATTAGGCTTCACAGAGATGCAGTCAGTCCTTCCTAAGAAGCCCTATGTTGATGTCAACTTGGCTGGACCTAGAATTACTACAGCCAAAGGAACGGTCTTTGAATTCTGGCATGGGCAAAAGCCAACCTCTCTTGAGGGTGCTGCAATAGATGGGTATGTCCTGGATGAGTTTGCAAAAATGAAGGGTGAGGTCTACGAGTCTGCCTTCACAACAACCACAAGAACGCTCGGTGGGTTTGTTGTTATCTCCACTCCTCTTGGCAAGGGCTTCTTCTATAAGAAGTGCATGGAAGCAAAAGAAGAAATGGAGTGGGCTCTTAAGAGAGGCAAGGTTCCAAAGAAACTTTTCATAACCGCACCAACATCTGCAAACCCCTACATCTCAAAAGAGAGAATCAAGGAAGCTAAGGAGAGAATGCCTGAGCGCCTCTATAGGCAGTTCTATCTTGCTGAGTTTTTGGATGATGCAAGCGTCTTCGTTGGTGTTAAGAACACAGTCTATGGTGAGCTCTTAGAGTTCACTGGTCATAGAGAATTTTGGTTTGATGAGAACCCAGAGGAGAAGGCTGTTGTCATTGGTGTGGACTGGGCAAAGAAAAGAGACTACACGGTATTTGTTGCCATTGACTATACAGAGACACCAAGAAAAATTGTTGGGTTCCTTAGGTTCCACCAGCAACCGTACACAACACAAGTTGGAGAACTGATAAGATTCTGCAGGAAGTTCAAGCAAGTCGAGGTTGTATACCATGACAAGACTGGAGTTGGTGAGGCTCTCGATGACATGCTGGCAGAGACCTATCTATCATTCGAGGGGATCACTTTTACAAATGCAACAAAAGCGGAGATGGTTAACCTACTTATCATGACCTATGAACAGGGCAATATTAGGACTCCAAACTGGGGGACCATGCTTGGTGAGCTTGACGCTTATGAAGTAAAGTTCTCTGCTATTGGGAACATGAGCTATGGTGCTCCTGAAGGATTGCATGATGACTGTGTGAGCTCTCTCATGTTAGCTAACGCTGCTGCTGAAGAGTATTCAAGTTCAAGTTTAAGTGTTAAAGTGATAGAAGAGAAGGAGAACACTTCAAAAAAAGAATCTGACATTGTGGACTTTAGTAGTTACTTCAACAAACTTATTGAAGACGACGATGATGATTTCGATAACGAAATAAAACTTTTCTAAAAGGTTGTTAACATGATGAAAAATGACATCGATAAACAGATAAGGGTTGCTGAGAGAATAGGGGAAGTTGTTGGGAAGTCCTTCGATCCGATAAGAGATTTAAGTGGGGACAGTTCTAGTGGGTGGGACTCAGAAGTAAAAGCCTTTATGGACTCAGTCACTTTGAAGAGTTTGTTCTTCAGTGAGAACTGGGTCTTTATCGTTGTTGACGTTATTGCGACAAAGATTGCCAACCAACAAATGAAGGTTGTCCAGAGGACGGTTGAAGACGGTAAAGAAATCTTTACTCCTGCAGATGATCATCCACTCAATGATCTCATGAGAACCCCAAACCAATATCAGAGCTATTATACCTGGATGTATAACCAAATAGTCGAGTACATCCTAATGGGCAATGACATGGTCTGGGCTTCTAAAGGATCTGGGCAATTAATGATTCTGCCTACAGAACAAGTCCTTCTTAAGTTCAACAACAAGTCTGAATTAGACAAATACCAATTTATTATAAGGTCAGGGTATTCTGGTATGGACGCTCCTGTGGTCTCATCAATGGAGTTCCCAGCAGAAGAGATCATACATGTTAGGAAGCCTAACCCAAACTCTGTCTATTGGGGTCTCAGTCCGTTTGTGCCTGGACGCAAAGGCGTATTGTTCAACAGGTATACATCTGACTATCTCAACAACTTCTATCTCAAGAACGCTCTTCCTGGGTTCTCTCTCACTATGGAGAAACACGCCAATGAAGACGTTATGCTGAGACTGCTCAGGTCATTTGAAAAGGCGTACACTGGAAGAAGAAACCAGAGAAGAACCATTGTTATTCCTAAGGGTGTTAAGGGTGAGTCGGTTGAGCAAAAGATTGCTGATCAGAGCCTCATCGAACTTATCGGGCTCAACAGGGAAGACATCATCAACCTTCTCAAGGTTCCTAAGCACGAGCTCTCTCTTGCAGAATCTGGCTCTCTTGGGTCTGAGGAGCATAAGGTTGCTCTCAAAAATTTCTGGTCTACAACGCTTATACCGACCATGTCAGCTATTGAGGAGAGTTACACAACCTTCTTTGCAAAGGAGCTTGGTGAGGATCACGTCTTTAAGTTTGACATACATGGTGTGAGCATTCTTAAGGAAGACGAGTTCAAGCAAGCTGAATTGGCGGACAAGCTTTTGTCTACTCATACACTCAATGAAGTTAGAGCCAAGGTCTATGACATGGAGCCAGTTGATGGTGGAGACAAGACTCCAGGTGTTACTGCTTCAGTCTCCGCAACCACTCAGGTTCCACCACCAAACGTGGAAGAAGAGGAAGAGCCAGAAGAAGAAGAAACAAAGATGGTTGAGAACAACACAAGTAAGGACATTAAGTCTCAATATATTGGGTGGATTGAATACTCCATGAAGGAAGCTCAGGATCACGTTGAGGGTCTTGAGTTGAAGTTTGTTGATAAGATCCTTGCCATGTTTGCTGACATTGCAGAGAAGACAATGGAAGTTGTTTCTAAGGAACTGGAAGACGAGACAGAGGAAGACCCAGTTGAGAAGGCAGCAAAGCCTCGTGACAAGAAGGCGATGCAGAGAATTAGATCTGCTCTTATCAAGGCTCATTCAGATATGACCAACGAGTGGATAGACTTCCAGGTTAACCTTCTTATGAACACGGTTGATCAGTTCTATGACATCCAACTAAAGCCAGTATTCAATGAAGTAGATCATGAAGCTTTGGAAGCAATTAGAGAGAGAGACAACGAGAAGAGACGTGGTATACTTCAAATGAGATCTATTGACACCTTTGAGAATGTTTCTAAAACGACAACCGAGAAGGTCATGAAAATCATAGAAAAGGGAATAGCCAAAGGGTTGACAATAGATAAGATAACCCCAATGATTGCAGAAAAACTTGTAAGTGTTGATGAGGATGAGGCATTAAGAAGGGCAAGAACTATTGCCAGAACTGAGACACTTACTGCTGTTAGTGTGGGCAAAGCAGCAGCAATGAGGAACGTGAAGGAGATCTTACCAGACGTCAAGAAGCAGTGGATCACCGCCAATGACGAGAGAGTAAGAGACACTCACGTTGATAACGAAGAGATGGGTCCATTAGATATGGAAGAGAAATTTTCTAACGGGCTTAAGTTCCCAAGGGATCCAAGTGGTGCGCCAGAAGAAACTATCAACTGTAGGTGTGATATTTTGATGCTTCCACCTGAACAGGCAAAAGGCAAGATTCTTTAACTCTAAGGAAGGTTTGATATGAAACAAAAAAAAATAGCTGGCAGCGTTGAGAAGAATGCTGTCAATTCATTCTCAGTAAAAGCTCAAGGTGATAAGCCTATTATTGTTGAGGGTCTTGCAAACAGGGCTGTTATTGACAGAGGCAACGAGCTCATACCTGGCAACGCTTGGGATCTTGACAACTTCAAGAAGAACCCAGTTTTATTGTTTCAACATGGACGTGATATGCGTATAGGGTCCATGCCTATTGGTAAGGTCACTGGCATAAAGACAAACGAAGACGGGCTCACAATCCGAGGTGAGATCATGGAGTCTGAGAATGAGGACTTCAAGTTCTTGGCAAAGCTCATCAAGTCAGGGATCCTTAAGACATTCTCAGTTGGCTTCAACCCAATTGAAATGGACACGAGAGAAGACGATGGGGTCACAGTCATAAGCAAGGCAGAGCTCTTGGAAGTCTCTGTTGTTAACATCCCAATGAATCAAGATTCAACATTCACTATAGCCGCTAAGGACTACCGATCTAATAAGGGCAAAGAAAAAATCAAGGACTACATCTCTACAATAGCCGCCAAAGGAGCGTGGTTTGCTACAGGTGTTCACTCCAAGATTTATGATCTCCAAACAAACGAGAGTGACTTTGATAGAGATGAGGCACTGGCTGCTGTCTCTGCAATGGCAGAAGTCGATGAGGACACAATCAAGGATATTCTTGCAGGCAACGTCACACCAGTCCCAGAAAAGATCCTAGAAGCCTTCTCTGAAGTTCTCGGTATGGACAAGGAGATCTTGGAGAAGCTCAACGAGGGTGATGTGGAGAGACTCAAGGTGGAAGAGAAGAATGATGAGGGAGAAGAAAAAACAGAAGACCCAGAAGCAAAGGAAGACTCTGAGCCAGAAGAAAAACCTGAAGAAGAAAAGGAAGAAGAGACGAGCCCAGAGGAAGGTGAGGAAGCAAAGGCTCTCACCCTCGGAGATTTTGTTAAGGCAAGATCTGCCACAGTCGGTGTTTCAAACGACGACCTTGCAAAATGTATGGGTGTATCACTCTCTGCCGTCAGTCAGTTGATCCGAGGCAAGATAAGGAAGCCAAAGGAGAAGAGGCTTGAGGCATTGTCTGTGGTCCTTAAGACAGACATAGAGAGACTTAAGTCATTCATAAAATGTGAAGAGCAGCAGGTTGAAGAGCCAGAAGGTGAGAAGCTTGAGGGGGATGCCTTCCAGGATTGTGTTAAGAAAAAAATCCCTGTCCTTATGTCAGAGGGTAAAGAGAGAGATGAGGCAGTTGCTCAGGCTGTGGCTCTTTGCAAAGAGAAAAGTAAGTGCTCCTTGACACCAGAAGCATTGGCTTTTGCTTTTGATTTTGCTGATAACTATAATGCTGAAGGTGAGAAGCAGGAAGAGCCCTCTGTGTCTGTTAACCAGCAGAATGATGACTCTGACTTTGGCAGCCCACAAATGGACCAGGCAAAGCAAGCAAACGTCTTTTTGGGACAACTCATTGCAGAACAACAAAAGACAAACCTACTTCTTAATGAACTTATTAATGAAGTAAGGTCTAAACCATCAAAGCCTGAAGACGATATGGAAGAACTTAATACGTCTGGACAAACTAATAAAGAAACAGATACAACTATTAATAACCCAGATGATGATAACAGTGAGGCAGAAAAGCGCACGCTTGACATTGTTAAGAAACATCAGGATGATATAGGAAGAAGGTTAGCAAAGTACATCAACACAAATAATTAAAGATTAAGACCTATTTTAGAGGAGCTACTAATGGACCAGAAAGAATTAGAAGCAATCAAGAAAAAAGTTGAAGACCAGGATTCTCAGTTGAAGTCCTTGGCAGACAAGAACGCTTCTCTCGAAAAGGAGAAGGCAGCGCTTATCACATCTCTTCCAAAAGCAGACCATGTTGGTATGCGGTATGATTCTCAAGAGCAAAAGGCTCTGAGCTATTTTGGTTGTTCGAGTCTCAAAGACCTAATGGAAGTAAACACAGAATCAGAAAAGGCACGAGCTTTTGTTCCTAGAGAGATTCGTGGTCTTGTAAGGAATATCAAGTCTTCTTTTGATACAGGACGGTTTCTTCAGCAGATGTTTAATGGTGAGCCATTGGACAAGAACAAGCCTGCTCATGTAAAGGGCATCCTTGAGAGCAACTATGGCAAGAATGTTATTGCTCCATATATGAAGGCTTTTGGGTCAACCACGCCTGGTGAGGGTGATGAGTGGGTCCCAACAAATTTAAGTGCTCAGTTTATCGAGGAATTTGAGCTTGAGAAAAAAGTGGCAGCAGCCCACCAAGAGCTCACAATGACATCCAACCCTTATGAACTACCAGTTGAAACTGACGTTCCAGAAGCACAGATTGTTGCTGAAGATACAGCAGCAACTCAAAGCAATGCAGGGACATCAAAGATTGCATTCAATGCAACAAAGTTTGCTCAGTTCACAAGACTGCCTGAAGAATTGAATGAAGACTCTGCTCCTGACATTTTAAGCAGATCTCGCTTTAATGTAAGTGAAGCTCAGATCCGAGCTCGTGAGCAAGCACTTCTAAACGGTGATGATACAGCAACTCACATGGACGCTGACATCAACGCTGGTGCAGCAACATTGGCTGCAAAGGCACTCAAAGGCCACAGACGTTTGGCTCTTGACGCTTCTTCAACAGTTGACTTTGCAGGCGCTGCAATCACTCTTGCCAAGTGTGACGAGATGCTTGCTCTTATGGGTAAGTTCGGAACAAACCCAAGAGACCTTGGCTGGTTCTGTGGACCACAAGGAAGAGTTCAGTTGCTCAAGCTTGACGAGGTAACAACCGTTGAGAAGTTTGGACCACAAGCAACAATCCTCTCTGGTGCATTGGCTGCATTAAGAGGCATTCCAATTGTAACTTCTGAGTATGTACGAGAAGTCTTAAACGCTTCTGGTGTAGAAGACGGTGCCACAACTGACAAGGCTGTCTTACACCTTATCAATATCCGTCGATTCTGGATCGGCATGAGAAGACCTATTAGGGTCAGAATCATGATGGACCTTCCAGATCAAGACAGATGGTTGATGAGCTCTTACTCACGATGGGATTTTAAAGGGCTTGCACAAGGAGCTTCTGAGAGATCAACTGTTTTGGGTATCAACATTCAGGTCTAAAGTGTCGTTTCATTAAATCCTAAAGGGGTGGTGGGCAACTTAGCTTGCCACCCTTTTAATTTTTAGAGTTGTTTTATGACTAGCATTGGCAAACTCATCAATCTTGACACGTTCCAAACACAGACTCTTATTCCTCTTGAGAATAGACCTGCAGATACTTATGAGAGAAAAATGCTGATTGAGGGCAACTCAATTTTGTCTTCTCTCTTCATTGAATCAATGGACCCAGGAGCGTCAATCAAAGTCAACTACTGGGACACCTCAGCAGGCAGCGATGCTACAGAGAGATATGAGCTCAACGGGCACAACCTAGTATCGACTGGTGCTCCAATAACAGACCGAGTCCTTGTTACAAAAATACACAACAAACCTAATGTTGAAGTAATAGTTTCAGGCGGTTCTGTTAAGTTTGGTATTTATGTGACTGTGGTCACAGACTTTGCAAGTGACATTGATAGTGCCCTCGTCTTGGATGCTACAGCCTTCCAGGCTCTCATTGATAAGGGTATGGTGGTTGCTGGTTTGGACCGTACAAACGACGTGTTAAGGTTCTTGTCGGTTGACGCCAATGGCAATCTGCAGTTTGCTTTTGAGGGGGTTGGCACACCAACTGTTGCCAATGTCACAATGGCATCTGCCAATACTGAATACTCTTACACATTCCCAGATAACACAAAAAGATACACAATCCAGAATAGAAAAAACGGCTTAGTGAAGTTCTGTTTTACAACAGGAGAAACTGGCACCAAGTACATAAGTCTATTCCCTGGTCAAGTTCATGATGAGCTTAATATCACAAAGGATTCTTTAACTATTTATTTTGAGTCCCCACTTCCAAACCAACTGTTAGAACTGTTATCCTGGAAGTAGGGTTTATTCGTAAAGGAGAAAAAAATGGGCTTAACTAATCGATTAGTATTTGATCCTACAGATGCAAACACCATTGCTGCATCATCAACAATTGGTGGTTATGTATTAGGTAAGGATGGGGACGTTGTCACCAGTACGCTTCTTGGTGGTAAAGAATCCTTGGACGTCAACGTTGCTGGCTTAAGTGCCACTGACATTGACATTAGAGATTTAACTCACGTAAGTGACTCTGTCAAATTGGGTGACGGGACCACGCTCTACACCGGAACAACCAACGGCGCTGATCATGGTTTAGATGTCAACATCATAAATGACAACATTGAAGTGACTCAAGGGACAAGCCCTTGGACGGTTGACGGCACTGTTGGAATAAGTGGTGATGTCAATGTCACACAAGGTACAGATCCTTGGGTAGTTAGTGCAACAGATCTTGATATTCGAGATCTCTCACACCTTGCTGGTAAAGACAGCGTTCAAATTGGTGACGGCACAACTCTCTTCAGTGGAACAACTGTTGGTGCTGACCACGGTCTTGATGTCAATATCATCGGTGGAGACATCGACGATGACTTGGCAGACACGGCTATTGAGAACACAGCCACTCCTGTTTCAACAACTGCTATAAACGTTGTTGCTTCTGCTCTTGCAGATCGAAAATGGTTGTATCTCTACAACAACGGGAACAAGGTTCTTTACTTCGGTAAGAGTGGAGTGACTGTTGCAAACGGCTTCCCAATGTATCGAGACACAAGCATGGAACTTCGCGTAGGACCATCTGTTGCACCACAGATCATCGGTGGAACAGGCGCTTCTGGGGAAGACCTAAGGGTTATGGAACTATCTTAAAAGCCAATCTGTATGACTTTGGGGGAGTCTAACGACTCTCCTGTTTTTTAAGGTGTAAAACAGCAATGAAAAAACCAGAACAGAAAAAAGAAGAACAAGTTGTTGCTCCTCAACTGACGTTTACTGAGAAGGAGTTTGAAGACTTCAAGGCGTTCCTTAATGTTGTAGCATCAAAGGCTTCTTTTACTTTTACAACAAGGGACTCTCACGAGTATTCAAGGCTTTATGTTGCTGCTTTACAGCTTGAAAAGAAAATATATGACCACATCCTTGAAGTTAAAAGGGTTGTTCACAGACCTCAAAAAGAAGGTAAAGAATAATGGGACAAGGTCACTATGATGGTGATGACACCATTGTCAAAGGCAACGACGGTACAGATGAGGGTGTCAAAATTGATGCTGTCACAGACAAGGATGGAATAGAACGTCTTGCTGTTGACGCTATTATAAAACAGATAAATGACGATGACCATGTGACAACAATAGATTGGGAGCACGAGCAGATACATGAAGGCAAGCACTTCACGTATACAGACTTCTTCACTCTCAACAACAACAAATCACAATATTATTTATTTGAGGTTGGGTCTGGTGACGAGGTACCTCACTTAGCTTGGGGTCTTAATGTCCAGGAAGAGGTAGAGGTTTATCTTTATGAAGCCCCTTCTTACACAAAAGGAACGGCTTTAACAGCAAGGAACAATAACAGGAACTATCCAGATGGGTTGACAAACTGTGGTTTTTTTGAGGCAAGCTCTGTGTCTGGTGGAACACAACTACACAAAGAATTTATTCCAGCTAAATCAAACATACCCTCTGGATCTAAAAGAGAAACAGAACAGGTTTTGTCGATAAGTAAAAATTATGTTCTCCAATTTAAATCAAAGTCAAACAACAACATCATATCAATTGAAATCTCTGGGTATTGTACTGAAGAAGGAAACGGCTCATGAAAAAAATATCATGGTCAGACTTTAAAGATTTTGTGGATGATAGAAGCTTGTCCATTCAATATGAGCAGACCACAGACACTTATGATCTTAGTGCTTATGATGGTCCCCATGGGTTTAAATGTGATCTGACAAGACCGTCAACAGATGCAACTGACTTTGAAACAAACTACAAGGCAGACGGCAACAAGCCATTGATAGAGAGAGACTCTGAAGGGCACGAGCAGGTTAAGCAGGTGATTGCTCTTGACTCCATGCACTATGAGCCAAGGTCTCTGGATTTTGTTACATCAAAATACAAGTCCCTTTATAACAGGAAGCACGACGGTGCTGGCATCAATGATGGGACAGACTATGGAGATGGTGTATTAAAGTTCTATGACTCATCTGACAACGAGCTCTCTTATCAGCAGACAGGCTATGAGAGTGAGACAGAGTCTGAGTTCCAGGCAAGACTTACCTCTGGTTGTGTTAAGACTTTTCTTGAGTACACTCCAGACTTTGACTATGCCATTAGGTCTGGCACATTTATGTTGAGAGAAGAGGTTGACTATGATGCTTATTTTTGGTGCATATTAGCACCGCACATCCCAGCAGCCATTGGTGGACAGGCACCGTTCCTTGCTGGTGGATACAACCTGAGCTTCTTCCCTGCCAAGTCCTATATAACAATGGACGGCCAAACAACCTTTGTTATTAATAAAGACACAACATACTACAGCCATAGAATCGGGCTCTATGTTAAGCACAATGCTGGTGACGAGATAGGCATCCAGATGATTTATGAACACTATAAAGAGTAGGTCTATGCGGTTTTATTTTGTAAAAAATGACAAGTGGTATTCCAAAGCCTTAATGAAAATGTTAGATGAGCCCGTCTCTCACATTGGGATCGGGCTTTTTACTGACGAGCATGATGGGTTGGATCTTGTCATTGATTGCACAAAGCCTCACGGCAAACTCTATCACATGAAGCACTGGACAAGTCCTGAGAAATATCAAATAGTCAATACCCTTGAGCTTAAGCTCTCAATCTCGGATGAGCTTCTTGCTTACGACAGATTGATTGACCAGTGCGTATTGACACCCTATGACTGGGGTGCATACTACTACGCTTGGATTGTCCTTCTAGGACACTTCCTCTTCAAGACCCCCATACCAAAAGAGAACAAATGGTCTACAGACGGGATGTGGTGCTCTGAGATCATTGACCCAATTGAAGGTATCCTTGGATGCAACGGTGTTGACGTCAGTCATCTCGACTTTGAAACACTAAGCCCTCACATGGTTTATCAAGAACTTAAGAAGTTTGAGAATATTAAAGAGTTATGAAGGTTGTCAGATTAAAACATGAAGTCGATTATGTGACTTATGCTCATGCTTTTAACAGTAGTCAGAGGTATCCAATACCTGACGACTACTTTGAAGGGCAAGAGGTCTGGGTTCTCAAGGATGATAAAGGAGTTATGCTCGGTGGGTTTGCAATCATAGACAAGGTATTCCCAAGAACTCTTGAGCAGTTGCCTATCAGAGAGTTGAGGGTTTTATATTTAAACAGAGTTACGGAGCTAACTGGTTATTTTATTAGAAGCAAAAAGGGTCGATTAAGATTAAAGGTAAGATTCTTTTGGCAGTGTTTAAAAAACAGGAAGAAGTATTTTATCTATGCCTATGAGAGCAGGAAGAAGAATCTCCAGAAGTACTATGGTTATGGTGATCCCATCGTGCTTTACGACGGTTATCTGGATGTCAAGGAGAATGTTGGTCAGCCACAAAAAGAGAGAATAGAGTTGTTGACAAAAATGGGTATACTTAAGATTCTTGTAAAAAGTACGTTTAAAACTTTGTTTTAATATTAAGAGAGGCTTTTATGAAAATTAAAAAAGTTATTGGAAGAGAAGGTCAACCCATCACATTTCTTACACCTAAGGTTAAAGAGAGATGTGTAAAGCTTCCCCTCGGAGTGGAAGTAGAAGTGCCCGATGATATCGGGTATGAAATTTTAGGTAAATATCCAGGTGAGGTAAAAGTGGTTGAGGAGAAGCCAGCACCTAAAAAAGAAAAGCTCATGAGAACAAGAAAAGACAAAAGTATCTCTGCTGACGAGATAGTCAACAAGTAAAGGTAAAAAGATATGGCTGCAAACGATCTAGTGACAGTTGCACAAGTAGAGGCTCACTTTGGTATACCAACAGGAACTGGAGACGCCACACAGCTTGGCTTCCAGATTGAAGTGGCTTCTCAGATGATTGAGAAATACACAAAAAGAATCATTAAAGAGCAGACATTCACTGAGATCTATGATGGTCGTAGAGACAACAGGCTTATCTTAGGACAGTGGCCTGTCACGTCCATAACGGAGATTCGGTTTGACACTGAGTCTCTGTTTGTGGATGCAGAGACCTTGGTTGATTCAGACGACTATCGACTATCAACAAACCAACAAGAACTTATATACAGACCAGGCAAGTGGCCTATTGGTTATCAGAATATCAAAGTTGTTTACGATGCAGGCTTTGCAACAGTTCCTGCTGATATTCAAAGCGCTTGTCTATTCCTTGTTGATTTTTTGGAAGGAGTCAGAACTAATAGAAACATAGGCAGAAAAACAAAAGGTAAAGCAGGTGAGACCACAACATTGATTGAGGGAATACCTGAGACTATAGCAACCATGCTTGATTCTTATCGAAGGATTGAGTTCCCACAAGCAGAGGTACCGAACAGGAATGCCTAAGAGTGGAGACAGAAGCATAGAGATTCTTGTTAAGAGAATGATGCAAAGGGCAAAAGACTTTGCTGACCCTCTTGGCAACCCTGAACAGTTGAGGGCTCTAACAACTATCGGGCTTATTGTCGAGAACACTGCTAAGGCAAATATCAGAGCTCACGGTATGGTTGACAGTGGCAGGCTCATGAACTCTTTGAAGCATGAGGTGATGTCACAAGGACGCGGTGAGGCAACTGTAAAGGTTGGAACGGAAGGGGTGGTCTATGCTCGTATGAATGAGTATGGTGGACCTTTTCTTCCTCATCAAAGAAGGGCAATGTTTGCAAGCCTGAGTGCTGCTGGTAGACTAGATAAAGTAAAAGCTGGCAAAGGAGTCATAGTTGGTGATAGGTGGTTGCCAAGGCCATACCTAAGACCTGCTTTGAATGATAACCGAAAAAAGATCCTTGCAATTATTGACAAGGCGTTTGGAGTAAAAAGTGGCAGAAAAGACTGACGTTGCAAATGCTCTCGTGACAATCTTGAGTTCTATGCCAGAGCTTAACTATGTTGCTTTTGATAAGGTGCGGTTATCGTCAGAAGAATTTAGAGACAGTGAATTCCCAGCAGTCCAGTTGTATGGAGTAAGAGAAGCCAGCAGACATGAAAACAGAAGAAGAGTTGTAGACTGGAGAATTAATCTTGAGATCGTTCTAAGGTCAACCTCTTCTGGTGGTGTGAAGACCCAACGAGATCTATGGGACCTGCAGTATTTGATAGAACGGAAGCTGTGGGAAGACCCCCAAATAGGTCTCACTAGTAACATGATTCATTTATTACATGGCGGTGGTTTTACGACTTTGCAGTTAACCGATCCGCTTTTGATTCATACTATTGAGTTAACAGCAAGCTTTTACCAGGCGTTGGTTGACGTTTGCTAATTAGGAGGATTTTTAAATGGCAAAGAACTATGCGACTATTTATGCGTCAGCAAACCCATCGGTTGCTTTAAATCACCGTATGTACGTCAAAGAAGAAGCCACTCGCGGAACAATGGTTGCTCCTTTAGCAACTGATTTTATGCTCCACACTGGCGGATCTATTGAGTCAACACAGCCTTTTGAGACTTCTCCTCATAAGACTGGACGGCACAACACAAGCATCATTGAGCAGAAGTTTGAAGCCAATTGGAATATTGCTGCTCTTTTCAACATCGACACTGCAGTTGCTGCAGGAACAACAGAGATTGACCTTGCTGTAAGAACTCTGTTCAAGTCTGCTCTTGGTAAAGAAGACACAAGTGGAACAGGCATCAAGTACACTGCAGAAGACGATCCCTCAATCACATTCACAATTCATGAAGTTGGAGACAAGTGGTCCAAGCAAATGGGTGGTGGGTTTGTTGATTCGGCAACCATGAACTTCCCAGGCGACGGCAATGCAAACTATGAAATGAGTGGCCTTGGTAAAAAAGCCATTCTTATTGGTATCGGAAAATCAACCACAGACAACAATGCTGGCAACACCATCACTGTTCAAACAGATGAGGGCAAGCGCTTTAAGGAAGACGGTCTTGTCATGATCATTGAAGCAGACGGGACAACAAGATCTGCAGATACAGCAACAGCAAGAAAAATCACAGACGTGACTGGCGATGTCATCACTGTTGACGGTGCGGTCCTTGCAGATGCAGACGGCTCTAGTGCTGACATCTATCTTGTTTATTGGGAGCCAGAATCACCCACAGCTATTGACGATATTCAGACAGGTCTCGTTGGTAGTTTCGAAACAACAGGACTCGGCACAGTTGCTTGCATGAGATCCTTCTCTCTCAATCTTACAAACAATCATGAGCCTCAGAACTTCTGTTGGGGATCTGATTCTCTTAGCGGCCAGATCTTTGCTCCTGCAGACAGGCTCACAGCAGAAGCCTCTATGGAGTTAAACCTTGGTCACAACTTGATACAATATTACAACCAGCTTGATCAATTTGCTGGTGACAATGTTGTCCTTATTCTTGGAGACGCAACTGGAAGACACCTCAAGGTCACGCTTCCAAAAGCAATGTTTAATATACCACCTATCTCTGTGCCTGAGACGGGCACCATTCCTGTCACGTTTGATGGGACTGCACTCCAGTCTGCTTTAGACCAGGGTGATGAGGTACAAATAGAGTTCTTGTAATTTTTTAGGAGTCATACATGGCACTAACCCTCGTATCGGAGAAGAAAAATTTAAAGGTTGTCTTGCTTGCAGATGATGCAGTTGGGAACAAAGACGATGACAATTACATGTCATATCTCAAGACGCTTAATGAAGAGATGCTTGATCTCAAAGGTGAGCCTACAAGGTTTGTCTTAAGAAGCACACTCACTTGGAATGCCAAGGAGATGCTCAGGAAGAGAAACATTAGGTACAACCCATCTGAAGGTCAAATGGACATGGACATCACGTACATGACCGACCTGGTGAGATTCTCTCTTATCGGTGTTGAGAACCCTGAATCAGTTCCAAAGGAGAAGCAGATCACCTTTAAACGAGACTCAGACGGTTATGCCAGTAAGGAACTTGTCAACGCTCTGGACAACATAGGACAACTAACATTCTTGTTCTTTGCTATTCAGGGTAACATGACAGAAGAAGACACTGACTTAGTAAAAAAAAATTAACGGCTCTTGTTGAGTTATCGTTTGTTGACAGTGGGAAGTTAAGCAGGGAAGGACGCAATTTTGATTGCTCCAAGTGTGACAAGGCAACCAAGAAAAGACGACGGTGCTTTGAGGACCGTTGGGATTTTACTGCTGAAGACGATGTCACACTGTTCCCTATTCAGCTTCAGAAGGGTGGGACTCCTTTTGGGTTCTGCCCTTCTAAGGTGTCAAGAGACGATCTCGAAACTTGTGGACTATACAGAATTCTTGTTGTCTCCTCAGAGCTTAATACGTTGCCATATGAAGGTCCCTTATTGGAACAACCTGGATGGTTTATTGAGATACTAAGTTGGTTCGTTGTTTTTTATAAACAAGTAAAACTAATGTCCAATATTAAACAGATCATGCCAGAAGCCAAAGACTTAATGAAGGGACAGAAAAATGGCAGTAACAACCGACGACCTACAAATAAACATCACCGTTGATAGTAAAGGTGCGGTCAAGGGGGTCAAGCTTCTCGGTAAAACCGTGGAAGACGTTGGTAAGGACATGAAGAAGACGAGCAAGGAAGCCTCTAAATTGAGCTCTTCCTTTTCAAAGATCGGTGCTTCTGTTGTCGTTATGAATCAAGGCTTTGCTCTCCTAGGCTCTGCTCTTCAAAAAGTTTCGAGAGGTTTCAATGCAACGTTTGGTCAGGCAGTAAAACTTGAGAAGGGTGTTGCTGAGATCACCACTCTTCTTGATGATGCCACTGGCGCTCAGGCTATGTTTACTGAGGAGATCCTGAGACTCCAATCACAGTTCGGGACAGGTCAAGAAGACTTAGCAAAAGCATTTTATCAAGCCCTCTCTTCTGGTGCAGTCAATGCAACAAACGCCACAGAACTTTTAGTCACTTCACAAAAACTGGCAACTGGTGGTGTCACAACTTTGTCAGTTGCTGTCGATGGTTTGACAAACTTAATGAACGCCTTTGGTGTTGAGGCAGACGGTGCTGTTGATATTTCAGATGCTCTCTTCATTGGTATGAAGGCTGGTAAGACAACGATAGAACAGCTTGCATCCCAGCTTGGTCAGGCGTCGAGTACAGCACAAGGCATGGGTATGAGCTTCCAAGAATTGATTGCTGCCACTGCTGCAGTAACAACTGGCGGTGTCTCAACCTCACAAGTAGTGACACAACTTAGGTCATTAATGTCAGAACTATCAAGGGGTGGTGCTGGCCTTGCAGATATTTATTCAGAACTGGGCATCACGTCTATAAAAGCAGCAGTTCAACAAGACGGTTTAGTTGGAACTTTAAAGAGAGTGGTTGCTCAGACAGATGGGTCAACTGAGGCTCTCAACGAGCTCTTCGGATCTCAAGAAGCTATAGCTGTAGCAACAACCCTTTTGGGTGACACCATCGGGGACAAGTTTGTAAAGATCATGGACGATATGGCAAAGGCTGCAATAAATTCTGGAGCAGCCACAGAAGACGCCTATCAGAAAATGGCAAAGACTGCAGACAAAGAAATAGAGAGAATGGTAGGCAAGTCCATTGCGTTCTTCACTCGTTTGGGAATGCTCATAAAAGCTGTTCTCCTTCCTGCTATTCAAGAGTTCAATTCGTTCATGGACAAGACGAGTGCAATCTTTGTCGCAACAGGCAAGGCAATAGACCAGCTTAATTTCAGCAGGCTTCTTAAGGATACAAAAGAACTTCAGGTGGTGATGCTCACTCTTGCAGGATCACTGGCGGTGATTAATTTTAAGGCAATAGCAAGTGGGATCGGGCTCATGGCAACAGCTATGTGGAACTATGCTGCTGCTACAATAGCCGCAAAAAAAGCAACAATAATTCTTGTGGGCAAATGGGCTCTGATTGCTGGCGCTGTCATGGGTGGTATTCTTGCCCTCGATCTCTTGGTTAAAAACTGGGACAAGGTCGTCACTCTGTTTGGCTCTGGTCTGAAGTGGATGGCAACAAAGGTGCAGATATTCTGGAAGGAGTTCCAGATCATGTTTACGGAAGGTATTGCACCATTCAGAGGAGCTTTTCAAAAGATATTCGGAGAGGTTGGACGCATAGGCTCAGGCAATGTTGAGGCTATGAGAGACGAGCTTAAGAATTTAAACAAGGACTTAAAGACAACTGGAGAGAACTTTAAAGGAGCAACTACAGGTTGGAAGCCTGGTGCTATATGGGATCAAGCGAAGAAAAGTCTTGATGCATTTAACAAGTCATTGGATGGGACAATTGACAAGAAGGATGAGTTGGAAAAACCAGGAGCAGGTCAGGGTGATGATGACGAGAGAAAAGCTCCAAGGTTAAAGGTAAAAGCCCTGTTTGATAAAGCATCAATGGACCAGATAAGGGCTGCTTTTGGTGAGAATATAAGCGGTCTTGCCAAGGCTGCTGACATTGCAACTCAAGGGTTTGCTGCTACAGCAGGCGCTGCATCAATGTTGCTTGGTGGAGCAAGCGCTCTCATGGGTGCAGTCAATGGTGTTCTTGACGGTATAAAGCAGGTCATCGACTTCATTCCTGGGGTGCTCAATAAAGTGGCAGATATATTCAACTCCATAACCGCACTGCCTCAGGCTATTTTGGAAGGACTGAAGAACGTCTTCACTTCCATATCTGACATGATAAAGAATCTCATCCCGAACCTTCTAAACGGGTTGTTCGATATTATAATGGAAGCTCTCACCTTCTTTGCTGAGGGTCTTCCAGATGCTATTGCAAAGCTTGCAGAGTCTCTTCCTGGTGTTCTCGAAAAGCTCATAGAACGCCTACCAGAAATGGCTCTAATGTTTGGCAAGGCTCTCATAAGAATGGCTCTTCCTATCGGGCTTAACTTTGTCCTGGCAATGATAAGAGCATTCCCAAAGCTCCAGATTGAACTGATAAAGATGATACCAGAGATTGCAAAAGCTTTTGTTGATGGTGTCATATTGGGACTGAAGGAGTTTGCAAACGAGCTTGCCAATGCTCTTGGGTTTGAAGACATCTTTGACGTTGGGACTCGTAAGATAGAAGAGGGTCTCAATAACTTAATGGACGGTGCAACAGGAGTTGCTGAAGACCTGTTTAAAGTATTGGAACTTGAGCAGGCAGCCAGAGGGTTTGACCTTGCAGATAGGATAGGCAATGCAATCAACTCGGCTACAGACAAAGCAGCAAACATTCTCGCCAGGTTGTGGCAAAAGCTTGTGGACATCTGGGACAACACAGTAAGACCAATACTCGACTTCTTTGTTGATGCATTCCACAACATACTTCTTGCTTTTGACAATGTTGTGCAAGCTGCAGTGAAGGCTCTGTCAGATGTTTGGGAATTTGCTAAGGAAGTGTTCAGTGGTCTTGTTGATGCTTTAAAATCTGTATGGGATTTTGTTTTAGAAAAAATCATAAAGCCATGGCTTGAGAGTTATCAAAAGATATTCGAGTTTCTCAAAGATATTGGCGGTAAGATTTTCGAGGGTCTTAAGGAAGGGATCGACAAAGCTCCAGAGACATTCAAGAAGCTTGGTACTGCTATATGGGAAGGTCTTAAAGAAGGGCTGTCTGGCATAGGACCAATGATTCAAAAAATATTCGACACACTTAACCCAGCAAACCTATTCGAAAAGATATTCAAGGTTGACAACAAAGGCACTGGCAAGGTCGAGGGAATACTTGGAATTGACGTTCCTTTTATGAATTTTGCTAAGGGTACAGGTCCTCAAGGTGTACCAGGTGCAGCGTCTGTTGCTGGCGACAGTGTGAGAAATGATGTTGTCCCAGCGCTATTGTCTCCAGAAGAGGTTGTCATACCTCGGTCTCTCATGGCAAACCCCGTTGTTAAAAGAGTAGTGGAAGCAATATTCTCTGGTAACATTCTAGGTTTTGGTCTTGGTGGTTCTTTAGGTGGAGCAATCTCGCAAGCAACAGGTGTATCTATAAGCACTAAGGGTGTCTCTGTTCAGAGCCCTAATGTTTCAATGCCAACAATAAGTGTTGAGTCTATTGCTAAGGCATTTAGCAATGCTGCTGAGAATGTGGACACATTTATAAGCGGTCTTGGTTTAGATCAACTCTGGTCAGAGGTTGGAGAGAGGGTTCTTAAATCAATGATCCCAGCAATGCTCCACCAAAACAAATTTGCAATGGGTGGGTTTGTTGGTCCTTCTGGTGGAACCGTAGAAGCTGGTGAGTTTGTCATAAGGAAGAGTGGTGTGGATGGTGTTGGAACAGAGTTTCTTGATGCTGTCAACAAGGGTGAGATCACAGCAGGTGACACAACCGTCAACGTCAGCATGACAGTGAATACCACTAATCCAGTCAATGAATCTTTTGTCAGAAGTAGACTCATGCCAACGTTTAAAGAAGAGCTTAAGAAGGCGTCTCTTAATGGTGAGTTTGTCCTTAGTAGTAAAGGAATAAGATAATGACAGTAGTTACAACCGTTTTAAAGGGCTTTGGTGAGACTGATTTTGGAGAGGAGCCGTTTGACAGTGGTGTCAATGCAGGCAATCTCGGAATGCAAGCTGAGATGGTTATCATTGATTCTGAAACACCACTCGGAATGCAGGCTTTACTTGGAACGGTTGACTTTGAGAAGCCCTATGGAATGCAAGGGGAAGGAGTCATAAGTGAAGAGACTCCTCTTGGTGTGCAGGCAGAAGGTCAGATAAATGACTTTGAAACACCCATAGGCCAGCAAGCAGAAGGACAAATAAACGATTTTGAAAAGCCCTATGGAATGCAAGCAGAAGGGCAAGTCAATCCAGTTGTTGCTTATGGAATGCAGGCAGAAGGAAGCAACGTAGGCTTCAACAATCCTGTAGGTATGCAGGCAGAAATGAACGTGCTTGAGTTCTTAAAGCCTGTAGCGTTTGAAGCAAAGAGTGACTTCTTGCAGCACCTCACATGTCCCGTCTGGGCAGAAGGTCCGTTTGGTGAGACACCATTTGATGCCTCATGTATGAAGGCAATCATGGCAATGAGAGCTCTAATGAATGTTGGTGAGTTCACTGACGAGATGGGAATGCAGGCTCTCGGCATTATTCTCGACACCATTGAGACTCACGGTATGCAGGCAGCAATGTCTATCGTTGACTATCTGCACCCAGCAGGTATGCAAGCTGACATGGTCACAACCAGGTCTTTTGGTATGCAGGCCACTTCAGCAATATACAACACAACCAACCTGAGAATACTTTGTGACTTCCCATCAAGAGGAACAACAGGTCTTAACTGGACAGCAAACTCAACAGAGCCTGGTGACTTTGATGTGAACAACGTCAACACAGATATAACTGAAGAGATCTGGCGCTCGGCAACTGGAGTGACAACTGGTCTTACTGTTGATTGTGATACAGAGATCCCTCAGGGTGTATTCCTTGACACCTTTGCAATCATCAATCACAACCTGACAAGTTCTGCTCAGGTATTCTTGATAGGCTCTAACAACGCCTCACACGCTCCTACAGGCATCATCATTCCTATACAGGTGACAGATGACAATCTTTATTACATCTCTCCAGATCTGCCTCTGACAGGCTACAGGTATTGGAGAATTGCAATAGACGACGGCACAAACTCTGACGGCTTTGTCAGTCTTGGAACAGTTCTCTTTGGAGCAACCAGGCTGTTCAGTGGTGAGTGCTTTGTTGATGAGATTGAGTTTGAGCATAAGGACTTCTCAGACAAGGTCTTAACACAAGGTCATACTAACGTGTCTAATTCACTGGCGCTCAAGCGTGTTGTTGCTCTCCAGTTCAGACTGCTGAGAACACTGCTTGGTAACTTCGAATTACTGAGAGACGTCTTTAAGGTCCACAGGACAACACACAAATGTCTCTGGATCCCGACACCCTCAGCAACAGACATGGAAGTGACAGACAGGTATGCAGTCTTTGGCAAGTTGACGGTGCTTCCAAGAGAGAGACATAAGTCATTAGGACCAGACAAGGACTATGCATCGTTTGATATAGAGATAGATGAGTCAATGTAAAGGATTGTAAAATGAGCAGTAGAGATAGGTTCCCTTATCTTACAGCAACAGCAATAACTCAGGATTTTTTGGACAATTGTCATGACAACCTTACCAACAATCTTGAGCTTGCTGTCACCATAGAAACACCAACAGGGTACATTTATGCATCCAACAGGAATAAGTATGTAGGGTCAACCTTCTATGAAGCTCTGCTCAATGTCCCAACAGTGACAAGGACAGTTGGTCAGTGGTTATCTGGTGAGCTTCAGTTCTCTTCTCTTGAGCTTGAGCTCTCCAATGTTGACGGTCGCTTTAATGAGTTCCTTCCTTCTGGAGCAAACTATGGTGGTTGGATTGATAAAACCGTCGAAGTTTCTTTAGGTTTAAGGGATGTTTCTTCTACTTATAAAAAAATCTTTGAGGGAATAATAACCGAAGTTGGGGGTGTTGGCAGGAGTGTTAAGGCAATAAAAATCATTGCTCGTGACAAGTTCCAAAAGCTCAATGACTCATTCCCACAAACTGTTTTTGATGACACAACATTCCCCAATATAGAAGAGAACAAAAAAGGGCAATATGTCCCAGTAATATATGGGGACTGGACCACAGCAATAACAGCAAACGGTGCCTCAGCAAGAGTCTTTGTTGTGAATGGTGCAGACACTAATGTCATTGGTGGAACAAGGAACAATGTCCAAGTCGTTATAAGCCAGAACGCAAACTCGTCTTTTAATGCTGCTGACGTCTTTGTTCTAAGAGCAAGCAAGTGGTACAACTTTGCAGCAGTAGACATTGTCAATATCAACGCAAACAACAACCAATTTGAGATTGTTCAGAACAGTGGATCAACAACCATTGAAGGATCTAACTATCTGTTTGAACAGGGTGACGAGTATTTTGTGAAGGTAAAAGGGAAGACCCTTGGTGGTGGAACTTACGACGACAACATAGTTGAGCAGGCAAGAGACATTCTCCTTACTTATGGCAACGCTGTTGCTGGTGACTTTGATTCAAACTGGGACACGTTCAGAGATAAAGCCACTCCTTCAGAGAGTGCAATCTCCACATTCAAGAGCCGTGTCTATCAACAGGAGTCTGTTGAGGCAATGACCTTTGCTCTGTCTCTACTGGAAGAGGTGAGGCTTGAGGCTTTTATCAGCAGGGACCAACTTATAAAAATAAACTCATTGCACTTTGATGACTATGTAGCAAGCCCTTCCTTTACCGTTAGAAACTGGGATGTAGTAAAGGACTCATTCTCGTTGAATATCGACACATTAAACAACTTCAACAGAGCTCAAGCAGCCTACAATAAATTACCAGATCTTGGAGAGGAAGCTTTTCAAACAGGTATCTGGAGAAATCAAGCAGCAATCAATCAGTCAAGAGCTATATCCAAGTTGATAGTCTTCCCTCATCTTTATGAAGAAGCGACTGTCATTGCACAGCTTAAGGAGATCATAAAGCTGGCAAGTGCGTCCTTTGAGATTGTGGACGTCCAACTCACCTGGAGATCAATGTTGCTTGACATTGGGGACTTTGTGAAGCTTGATGTTAAGATAGAGAGTACAGAGTTTGATGAGAGCCCTGCAATGATTCGAGACATTGGCGTGGATCCTGTAGGGCTCAAAATTATAGCAAGGATGTTTAGCTTCCAGATGGTTCCCTTCTCAGGATATTCTCCTGGTTATTCGGGAATTGTTGGTGGAAGCACAGCAACTATAACAGAAGAGTAATTTTTGGGGGTATACCAATATGGCAGTAACACTGACAGTCAATGAAACAATTGATCCTTCTTCTAGTATTGCGGACGCATTAGAAGGTGGGGGAACTGGTGTAGACCTAGGGTCTGTAAGCAATAACAGCTTTGCCCCTATCGTCGATAAGACTTTAAACCAGGGTGCTCAAGATTTATACATTGTGCATGATGCAACTGTTGATCCCATCACAGACACAAAGACCTTTATTCAGACCTATGGAACTGGAACTGGTTTTACTTACGGTGGTGCAGACTCAGCAGCAAACGACTATGCTTTGATGACAAGTCTTGGCAACGCCTCAGGTGGAAGCAAGAACAATGCTGACGGTCTCAGTGGTGGATTGTGGATTGACCATGATGCATTCTCAAACGACTCAAACCGCTTTGATCAAGCAGGAAGACCTACCGTTGTTTATATCTATGGGGATGGTGGAACTCAAGGGATTGATCTTGCAAGCGCTGTTGTTATCGGTGCAGACGCAATGGTCTACAACGCTCCTGGTGAGACAGATGCAACTGCTCCTGTAGCAGGACAAATAGGCAAGAGTGCAGACACGGCTTTGGGTGACAACGCTCATATCAAGCTTAGAATCTATTTGCCAAACAGCCACACCCAAGGTGGGATCATTCAATGGGAATGGGTGATTGCTTATAGCTTCACAGCCTAAAAGTAAAAACAGCATGTTACATGTTAGTTTAATGATTAATTAAGAGAGATTTATGAAGTTAGTTTGTCGAAATAAATACGTCCCAGAGAACTATCTCCTAAGGTGGAGATTCGACTATCATGACAAGCCCTGCAAGTATGGTGCTTGGTCTAACCCAGGCAACACCAGAGAACTTCAGGCGTGGTGCCAAACAAAAGAGATGCTGTCAATGGCATCTATTGAGGGCAAGCACAAGGAGACAAGGCAGGTTGTGTTCATGGCAAAATGTGATGGTTGGGACTTTGTCAATTTCGAGTGGACAGCAGCAGCGCCTATTCCTTTGGGTGGTATCGGTAAAGGGATCAGTGTTGAGGGATCTATTCAAGGGCTTGTCCTTGTGACCAGGGAGAAGCGCATAGAGATATTAATTGATGGGACCAGAAGGGTTCGAGAGAGAACTGAGGGTGAGAAGTCTCAGCACTTAGCAGGGTTTGGACGTTAAATTTTAAAGGAGAGATCATGTTAAAAAAAGTAGGAATAGCGTTTGCTGTCTTCCTGACTATTACAGCAGGGATCGTGATAGCACACACTGACGACACTGTAAGAAGTAGGCTCAAGATAACGTGGCCAGATCAAGGTCATGAAGGTGGGACTACTCTTTTCAACAAACACACTGCAGCAATTGAAAAGATTGCAGACAACCTAAACTCAAGATATGAAGAGTTCTCTGCAATAGCAGACTCAACAACTGTTGAGCATGACCATAACTTTGGTATGGCTCTAACTGAGTTGACCGTCCTTATCTATACTGGGTCAGGCTCAAACCTTACAAGGGTACAAGATCCTGTTGCTGCTGGCTGGGCATACAATGCCAAGGTCGGAAGTGAGAAGACAATCCTTGAGGTTGACACTCCAAGCTCTGGCGGACCACACACCTTTGCTGTCGTTGTAATAAACGGTAGTGCGGTTGAGAGTATAGATGACCTTGATGATGTTGACATAAGCACCACTGCTCCTGAGGAAGGGCAAGCACTTGTCTGGGACTCTGGTGGAAGTGAGTTTATTCCAGGCGCTTCTGGTGACTCCAGTCTCAAGCTCCAGGACGTTTCAGGCACAGACCTTACTATCAAGGCTGGTCACATCATCTTATCAGACGGTCGAGAATTAAGGCTCTCAGCAGATCTTACTTATGATCTGTCTGGGTATACAACAAACGATGACTACTATGTGTACATTGACACAACGCTCCTTCCTGCTTCAACAACCAGTGTGAACGGAAGAGAGGTTTATGATTTAACTTCAGGGATGATCATCCTTGATGCAACGCTGCCAACAGTCATTGATCTATTTCGGTATGTCCCAATAGGAACAATCCAAAGGTCAGCAGGCACATGGCAGAATCAAGCGACTCTTGCAGTAAGAAGGCATGATACTTTAGTAGGCACAAACTCAAGTGTTGTGTTTACAGAGAACGCTCCTACCATTGGTGAGGTAGGTATAGTTGATAACACTCAAGGAGATCTTGAAGCAAGTTTCTTAACAGGTACTTACTCCTTCTTCAATCTTGAGGATGATCAAGACGACAGTGGGAACGGAAGACATTTATCAAACGGAACAGTTGACCCTGACTTTACTGGGCAAGGTATCTTTAAAATAGACAACAAGGCTGCTGTGTTCGATGGCTCAACTCAATACTTGCAAAGCAACAATTCGTTTTATGACTTTGGGAACAACACAGATTTTACTGTTGGAGTTTGGGTTAAAACAAACCAGTGGGATGCTGGAAGCGATGTCACTATATTTGCTGGTGCTACAAGCGCAACAGATAGAGCTTATGGGATATGGATTGAAGCAAGCGGTAATTTAGCTTCTAAAATATCAACCAACGGTACATCATGGAATACTTATGTACAAATAGATTGCTCTGGTTTTGATTCTGACAAGTGGTATTTTGTTGCAATGACTTATGACTTCTCTGCTACTACACAACGTCTATATGTAGATGGACATTTAGTTGCTGAGAACACTTCTATATCAAATACCGCAAACCTTAGTGCAGACCTATTCACATTAGGAGCAAGGTATGCAACAGAGGAGCAATTTTTCAAGGGTGAGCTTGATGAGCTTTTTGCTGTAAGTGGAACGGCTTATACATCTGATCAGTTATTAGGTTTATACTCTCGTAGATTCAACGGTGAGCAGTATCAAGCTGGTCATATTATTGATTCTAGTAGTTACCCTACTCACGGCACTACTGCATTCTTTAATCTTGTGTCAGATGGTGACAATGGGGAAGGTACAGCGGCTTATGATCTTACTCCTCAGAACACCCCAGACTTTACAGCAAAGGGAATTTTGGGGTCAGACAATGAAGCTGTGTATTTAGACAACGCTAGTTCTGAATATCTAAACAACACTACAAGCTCTCATTTTTCTCCAGGTGATAAACCTCATTCAATAGCAGGTTGGTTTAGTGCTAATGACTGGTTTACTACTACACAGAGAACGTTGTTTGCAAACTGGGGTGGAGCGACTGCTGGTTATGCAATGTATTTAGATGATTCATATTTACATCTTGATATAGCCGGTTCTGGTGGAACTACTTCTTACTTGCATCCTGTTGATGGTTGGAACGGTTGGTATCATATAGCGATGATATACGATGCTGGTAGTTATAAAATTTATATAAACGGTGTTCCTTCTTTTACTCTTGCTCCTTCTGGTACATTAAACACTCCAAGCAATAACTTTAATCTTGGTGGTTATAATGGAGGCGCTACATTTGACGGATCTATAGACGAGTTCATTTTTAATAACGGCTATGCATTCACCCAGTCAGACATTGACAAGCTTTACTCACGTAAGCTGACACACTCTAAGAACCTTCAAACAGATCTCCAAGCTTGGGAAGGACAGGTTTCTTACGATGGAATGATAAGACCATTCAACGACTTTGTTATAGACAAGAGCTTGGATGATCTTTACTTCGATCTATCTGGTCAGAACTCAATGAGTGCTTTTGATTTCTCTCTGAAGTCTAACTCCACAGTTGGTTATTCAATAGCAACGAGAGGGTATGAGAGAAGGATGACAGCAACCGAGTTGGACACTGCGCTTCCTATAACTCACGGTGTTAGTGGAAGACCTACTCACATGGAACTATGGGTTGAGACAACGACCTCAGGACAATGGGAACAGCATGATCCAGCTTCATACATTGTGGCTTCTGACACTCAACTCATTAGCACAGGAACAACTCTTGCCAGTGTAGTTGGTGGATCTACTAACGTTCATTTGATTGCATCTAAAGGATCGAGCGCTGTAAGTGCTCCTGCTGCAAGTGCAACGGATAACGGGATTGTTACAACGTCAACTCAAACCTTTGCAGGTGATAAGACATTTACTGGAACCATTACAGCAGAAGGATCAACAGTTAATGAAACACCTTGGTTTATTGATGCTAATATTGGTGGGGCAAATATTGATTTAGGATCATCTAACCAAGCTACTTATGTAACTATGGCAGACGCTGGTCTTGATTTAGTTAAAAACACAAACTCTGCTAATGTTGGTATAGCTTGTGAATCTATGGAGAACACTGTTGGAACATTAACATGTAGTTCTGGAAGTGAGAACATTGGTGTTGTTTTTGATGCTCCAAGTATAGGCCATTACAAGGCATGTGTAGAGTTCTCTTGGAGTATAGGGCTTGTTGCTGGTGATTATAATATAACAACATTTCAGCTTGCACATTCCTCAAACTCAACAACAGCTTGGGCTTCTATAGTTGAAGAAGGTAAGTCAAGAGTAATGGCACAAGTTCAGCAAGGAACAGGTACAAATAATGCTGATATACATGCATATCCTTTTAATATTTGTGGCACATTCAATTTCACAACTACAGGCAAAAAGACAATAAGGCTTTACAGAGAACAGCTTATTAGTGGAACACCAACAGGCAATGATATCATGGGTGATAGGAATACTAGTGCAGGACAAAGAGACATTCATTTCACAGTTTACAAAATATTCTAACAGGGCTTCACGGCCCTTCTCATAAGGAGAAAACTATGAAACTATTTTTAATTTTACTCACGCTCTTATACACAAGCATAGCGTTGAGTCAGACGGTTAGAACTAAAGATGATGCTATTGCAAACAAGGTTCTTGGTAAGGGCAATGTTATTGTTGCTCAAGCTCAAAGAACTAACACCGTGACTTTATCAGTAAGCAACCCATCACCATCACCACAAAACAATCAAATTGCTTATGGTTATGCTTATAGTGATGCTATCGGCAATTGGTATATGTGGTTTTTTTATAGTGCTTCATATGTAGGTAGGACAGGTGCGGCTAGTATAGACATTGATGGTGTTACTTTTAAGGTGACATCTAGTGGTATTTGGCATCCATGCTCTGGCCCATATGAGGGGTCTGGTCTTGATACTGGAAAATATGCAGCGGCTCAAGAAGATGGATCTAGTCTTTTTTGGGATTTTTCAGCTTCACATGATGCTGCCTCTGTTATATGTCATGTTGCTCTTGAATCTAAGCCTACATGGGCAGATGCAAACTTAATAGGGAGATAAGAAATGAAAAAACTACTTTTACTTCTAGCCTTCATTGCTTCAGTTTCTCTTGGAGCACAAGGCGATAAATTAATACAGGCTCACGATGGTGATCTTACCATTGGTGGAGATGTTACATTCAACGGAACAATTAGTGGTTTGCCTGCTGCGACTGATACTGTTGCAGGTACTTTAAAAAGATATGAAGAGGGAACTTTTACAACCAACTATGTAGGAGCAACGGTTGTTTCTAGTGTGGTGCATGAGTATACCATTATTGGTAACAGGGTATTCTTTACATTCCCATCTACAGCAAAGACAACTGATGCAACAGACACGATAAGATTCAACACTGCATTGCCATCAAAATTACAACCGATCCGTAACATGAAACAGACATTAAGACTTATTAATAACGCTGCTGGTGAAGCTGGATATCTGGCGATATCGTCTGCTGGTGCTGTTACAATTTTTCCTACCTCTGGTGGTGGTAACTTCTCAGGTGGTGCCTATGGTGGTGTTGATGAGGACGTCCATATATCTTGGAGAATTGCAAATAACTAATCTCAAGGGGTGACTTCACACCCCTTTTCACACTCCACATTGACATACATATGATCCCTCATCTCTCTGTGTAATAATAGAAGTGAGTTTTTATTTTACTACAGGGGTTTTTCGTTATGGGTTTAACTGCACAGTCTGCAGAAACTGCAGCAATGGTTGGTGTTTTAATGGCTCTTATTGGAGTTCTCAAACTTCTTGTTCAAAAGATCCCCATGATTGGTCAAGCAAAAAAGAGTCAGATACAAGTCAAACCATCGCTCACAACGGAAGAGCATGAGTGGTTGAAGAACCTTCATGAGCTCCACAACGAGAGGGATGAGGACGGGGTGCCTAGATGGTACATCCCAAGATCTTTAACCAACATCCAAAAGGAGCTCTTGGACAAACTTCAGACAATGGCAGTACATCAAGAGAAGACAACTTACATTCTCGACAGGATCTTAATTCGACTAGATAAGGGGGACTAGTATGGTGAGACTATTTTTTTTAATTTTTCTTTTGGCCTTCTTAGGCTGTGGTGACAAGAGAGAGGACAAAAAGCCAAACAAACCAAACCCACCGACCTTGCTACAAAAACTCAATTCAAAGTATGATCTCTACAGGGAAGCCTCAGCAGGCCACAGAGACAGCCATAACTGGATCTCCAATATCAAGTGTGATGGTCTTCTATTTAACTCTCTGTGGTCTATTGCTGGCATATCTGTTGACATCATGCAGGCCAGAGATGAGACAGGCAGATGGTTTAGACACGCTTCTAGGGAATGTTTCGATCTGGGTCAGTCTGGCTCTTCAATCTCAAGAGACATGCTTATAGGGCTTCTTCATTGGATCTGGGTCAATGAGAGGCTTGATGTTATTGACGACCTCATTGCTTATGGTGAGGACAATAACTGGATCATGGGGGAAGGAGACCCAACCAGGATTGATGTTAGACCAGGTCTTATGGCAACGTTTTACGAGCTCAGGTTCCAACTCGGTGGAGAGAACAGCTATAAGAGAAGGATCCCTCAAGCTTGGCAGAAGCCTACACCATTCTTCTTGGCTGTCATGGAGAAGGGGTATAGAACCCACATTCATATCCTTCACATATTCTTAAGGGCACTAATAACCAACAACGTCAATGAGAGAGAGCTTGAGATTCTTAAGTACTACCATGAGAGAGAACCTCTTAATGCTCTTTACTTTGCGGTATACAAGCGCTTCTCAGATGGTGATATGACTGGTCCGATTGAGCTATTAGTTGATGACACATACTTCCCAAACGACAGGCTTCCAACATCTGCTGAGTATTGTACAGACTACCCATTTCAAAGAGATCAATATAAGTGGCGCTCATGCCCAGAAGAAAAGAAGGTGCATTCTGCTGTTGGATGGTTATATTCATATGTAGTCATAACCAGCAACTTTAGGAGATCAGAATGAATAAGGGTTTAGGCATAGAAGAGATTAAGAGGCTTATCACTTTTGTAACTGGTTTAACCAACCTCTCTGCAAAGACTTTTGAAGACGGCAAACTAACCTGGACTGACATGGTACATGCTTCAGATTTTATTAAACTACTTTACCTTTTTATCGAGATAGATTTTCGGAACGCAAAGGTTGAGTTTGAAGACTTAAGTCCAGCGGAGAAGGCAGAGCTTTTTACTCTTTTTGAAGAACAGCTTAACCTTCCTTTTGACAAGGCAGAGGAACTTACTGAGGCTTGCTTCAAGCTTGCAATGAATCTTTACAGTGACATCCAGGATCTCATGAAACTTTATAAAAAGATAAGTGATTGATTTTTTCCGATCGTAAAGAAAAATAAAATTGACTATCTCGTGTTTATAAGAATATGCTTAATTCATGACCATAAATTTTTGAACGTTCATTTAACCAATGGAGTAAGTTATGCCAGTAAATGATACCATTGTGGATACCGTGTCAATCAGCAATGTAAAAAACAACGCTGAGTTCCCTTCATTGTACTTCCAAAGCACAATGGAAGACGCACGAATCATCTCAAAGCAAATGAATGAGAACCTTGTCAGAGGTTCTGCTCGTTTGAATGGTGCTCTTGACAACTTGATCTGCAAGCAAGTCCAAAGCTTGGCAGAGATCGATCCACTAGAAGCTTCTTCTTCAGTGAAGGCTTTAACTGGTGTTGATCCTCAGAGCCAGGGACACATCCTTGCAAACACATTAGGACAGTTAAACTCTGTTCTTCCTCAAACTCTTGCTCAACTCGGTGGGTTGGTCGCATCTCTTCAGCAGATCATGAAGGGCGCTCAGACCACTTTACCTGAGACAGGCAGATAAAAAAAGAGCCCTCGTGAGAGGACTCTCCTAGTTTAAAAAGGTCTCCTTGGTTTTATGGTGCTAAGGAGATTTTTATTTTCTGATAAGCAATATCAAGATCCACAATGTCTTGTATAACCAAAGAATAAATAGCTGTGTCTGAGCCATTAGGCAGGTCACATAGTATGTCTAATGCCATTTTTTTTAACCTCTCTCTGTGAGCTCTATTGTTCTCTAACAGCTTTTCTTTAACTCTCTCATAGTCTTCTGTCACTTTTTTGATATCCACTTCTGTCTCCTAAACTATTGCAAAATAGATTCTAAAGTGTGTCTCCATTTCTCCTATGATTCTCTCAGCAAGACTCACATCCCTGAGGTAAAGCCAGTTCTCTTTTCTCTGACCTGTCCTTGTATAGGACGGTGTGAACTCCTGTCTGTTGTGATCATAAGAAACACAATACTTCTTCTCGTCTTTGTTAAACCAGTCAGGAACCCAACCCTGGTTAAGCTCTTCAATTCTCTTCCTTATGGCTTCTTCTGAGTCTAAGCGTTTGGTCTCAAGCTCTGCTTCAAGCTTGGTCATGAAGAACTTCCTTCGGTGTTTCTTGTGCCCTCTCTCAAAGTTCTTTGCCCACACCTTACCCTCATAGGATATTGCAAAACACTTGTCTCCAACCTTTAAGTCGTAAACCGTTGTTGTCTTCTCAGGCTGCTTCTTTAACTCATCGTCTTTTAAAAACTCAGCAGCCATAGCTCTATTTTCTGGGTCTTTAAAAAACCTCTGCAAGAACTCTCTCTTAGTGAACTTCTGCTCTGTCTGTTCATGCTCCTTTGCAAACATGGTTTGCATCTGTGGTGTGTTGTTGTGGCCTGGCGTCTCATTGATCATTTGTCCCATACTCCTCTTCTTTGTCTTTAAGACTCTCTGTATAGTGTTTGCTAAAAAACCCAACGGTAAGTTCTCCTATGGTTAGCTCTGCACAAAGATGATAAAGCTCTCCGAATCTCTGCTCCTGGATCCTGTCAAAGCTGTCCTTCTTCTTGAGCATCTCTTCAACGTCAATACCGTGGTGATTTATAAATGTTGTGATCTCTCTCATAGGGATGTCTCCTTTTAAAATTTGTTCTGTACCTTATTAAGGTCTTGTGGTTTAAGGTCTTCCTGTACTTGCTTGTAAAATTCATAGATCTTTTTGTTGGACTCCATAGTGGCGTCCATTAGTGTCTTGTGCATCTCAGCAGTCTTCTGCTGTCTGTGAAGAACAACCTCTAGGAATGATTTCATATTGCCTATGACCTGCTGCTCTCGTGTAGGCTTAGGAGCTTCTTCCTTTGGCGGTTCTGGGGTAGGCTCTGGGGTAGGCTCAGGCATGGGGTCAACTGGTGGGTCTGTTGGATTGATGTTGACCTCTCTTAGCTTTGCATTGAACTCTGAAAAAAAATCTGTATTACCTTGCATCTTAAAAGCCCTCTCAGCTAATTCTAAGCGGTGCAGGTGCATGTTGTGCATGATCTTTGCTGTCTTAACATTGGACTCTTGCACACGCTCATATATGGTTAAAATTTTTTCTAACTTCTCAAATTCGTCCATTTTTCATTGCTTTTTTTCTTCTTCCTTAAAACTCTTTTGTGGTATTGAATCACCTCCTGTTCAAACTTGAAGTCCCTATGCTTCAACACAAAGACCTCATACTCTTTGAAGTATTGAAGGAAGACGTTGAAACTCTCTTCAACACGAGCTTTTAATCTTTTGTGTTCTGCATTAAGGTCTGTCATTTCTCACTCCAAACAAAATTCCCAGTCTTTGAATCGTATATATAGTAATCCTCTAGGTGGGCAGGGTATGAGACTATGTCTGGTAAGACTTTTTTTTTAGGACTGTAGACATACCCTTTTAGTGGTGCCTTCTTCTTTGGCTTCCACACATACTTACGTCTTGGTTTGCTCTTTTTTTTGACAACCTTGTGTCGTTTTTTAGACAACCGTTTTGTGGTCTTTTTTCTTTGGACAACCGGTTTCTTTGGCGTATCTATCTCGTCTTCAATGATCACGTTCTCAATTGGTTCTGTTGGCTTTATCTTCTGATCCTTGCCTATGTAAACCCCACCAATAATGATTGAAGCAATAGCAGCAACAATGCCATAACCAATGACCTTATCTTTAGTGCTCTGTTTCATTGTTTCTATTCCCTCTCTATCTCCATTTTATTAATCTCAAAAAAGTCTTCTTTAACAATCTCCTCTGACAGTTCAGCAACCATCGCCTTGGTTGTTTCAAGCATCACATTGGCGTTCTCTCTTATTGTGTGCGGTGTTATCTCTTTACCGTCTTTGCGTTTAAATCCAGAAGCTTCCATTGACATTAAAGAGCTGTTTGCCACTTGGCATATAAGAAGAGCGCATATAGAAGAAGTTGTTGTTTGAGCTCTGGCAGTCACATTAAGAACACCCTTCCTTGTCTCCATGGCTTCATTAAATATTTTGGATGATAAAAAGTTTGACAACTCCAGTCTCATTTCTTTGTCCATTCCATCTCCTATTCCGGCATCCTATAACTTAGGACGGTTTTAAAACTCACCTCATGATCCTTTGTCTGAAACTTCACAGCAGACTCTTCGTTGTCAAATATAGCGCCTATGATCCCATCCTTGGTTGCTTGGAAGAGATTAATATAAACGTCTCTGTTGATCTTTTCTGGCAACAGCTTCTTGATTGCAGATCGAGGGAATAGCTTCAACTCCTCATAGTCATTAGTGAACACATACCTCTCTGCTTCCTTCCATTGGTTTGACCTTATAAGTACGAGCCGCCACTCATCAAGCGACGACCCGACTATATAAGACCGACCTATTATTAAATCGGCTTCTATCATTGACTATCTCCTGTTGGGGTAACATGTTGCTTCTTCACCGTTATGATCTGTGATTGTCTTCGCTCCAAAGTCAGAAGGTGTCACTGTCTGAGCAGAGGACCCACAAGACATTCCATACTTGTTGCAAGTGTTTGTTCTGTAGCATGTATATTCTTTGTAGTTGATCACTGCAGTGAATGGCTTTGAGTTGTCGTTTGTGTTGCTTACATCGTTTGTGTTTGTTCCAGTTTGGTTCTGGTCTTGATCCTGAGACTGCTGAACAATAATAATTGGTGTCCTGTTCTCATCGTCTGTCTTAAGCTTTGGCTTCTCACAGCTATTCTGTTGCTCACAAGTGTTCTTGTTTACGATAGAGATCAAAGAGCCTCTTGGACATTGACCGCACTGGTTTGGCTGGCAATAGCAGATCTCCTTGCCACACTCTTCAGTCCTTGGGTCGTTATAAACAAGCTCCTTCTCCTTCTCTTTTCTTTGCCCACAAGAAATAAGCAGTAAACTAAAAACAATTGCTGATAAAACTAAACGCATTTTATACCTCTCTTGTCTGATAAATCATTGTTGTTGATAAAGTCTAAAAAGTGATTGAACTCTATACGGTATCGGTTCCCTACCTTCTTCTTCTTAAGTCCTTTTGAGAACCAACGTCTTACGGTTGCTTCACAAACATTCATGATGTCTGCAGCATCTTGAACTGAGATGTATCTTACTTCATTCATTATACTCCTTCCCTAGTTGTTAACCAAAATAAAGTAAAGTAAAGCTAAGTCATGTCTGTATACTATGGCTTGCAATCTTTGTAAACCGAAAAGCCAGTCGTGTAACTAGTTGTTTTTATTAAAGTCAATCACCTCTAACATTATTCGAAGCAATGGCATGTGAATATTTGGACAATCTGTACTCGTCTTGAGCTCACTGTGCCCGAACCAGTTATCACAGTTGATTGATTCTTGTGCCCTGAGAGAGTCGTATAGGACCGTTATTGCCATTAGTTGATTGACCGTAAGTATTCTTGTCCCGATAAAACAAATGCCAATAGAGTTCTTGTTATGACCCAGACAATGGGCACCCTCTTTATTGTGCGGTCTTCCCTTTTCAATGCTGCCAGTTCTTCTTATGACATAGTGATAACCACATCCTTCCCATCCCTTCTCTCTGTGCCAGGCGTCAATCTCTCTCAGTCCATACTTATCAAAGCGTCTGTCATGCTCATCAAAGTCAGGCGTTGCTGAACAGTGAAGCACAACCATTGCTGGCTTATTCATACAGACCCCCCATCTTACTTAAGTCCAACTGCAATAGACGGTGGTAACTCATACTCTTCTCCTCTTTTCTTCCAAAGGTGTAAGCAATAGTCACTGTTGTTAACATACTCTGATCTCTTTGGGTGGAACTGCACAACAGTTTCTTCTTCCCCAAAAAATAGGTCTTTGACAAAGCACATCTCTTGCCAGTTTGGACAACGGTTCTTCAAAGAAACAGAGACATGCTGCCACTTGGTAAGATCATTATTTTCTCTATCGTCTCTCATTGGGGAAGCCATGACCCTCAGTGTGTTTGCTTTGTATGGTATTGAGAAGAACCCATAGTCATCACCAGCACTTGTCTTCATTGGTCCTTTAACTAGACGATACTTTTCTAAAAATTCAAAGTTCATGTTTGTCCTTCCATGTTGTTGTTAAGGCATGTTAAACTAATATTTCTAAAACGAAAAGTAAAAAAGGAGATGGTATGTTTATCGAATTTAAAAAGCTAACTGGAGCAAAAGAGGCAGCTATAAACATTGAAAAGATTTCACTATACTACGCTTCCAAAAACAACCGATACCATTCAATCCTTGAAATGGAGAATGGTGACTGTATCACTGTTGACCATGAGTATGAATTAGTTAAGAAGGTAATGAAAAGATACAAGAGGGTTGTCGATCTAAAGGAAGTTGAGCGTTAGTAAAATTCAATCTCAACTTCTTCATAGTTAAGTTGAACGTCTCTAAGGTTAGTGAGGGCTTCAACAAGTACATCTCTTGTTGGAGAGTCTTTGTGCTCTTCTATCTCAAGGTATGCTTTTGAAGTGAAGGCAACTTGTATCAACTTAAAGACTATCTCTTTTGCTTTATCATCCTGTATCTTTGATTCTAAGTATGACCCAAGTTTGTTGATTTTGTTATGCAAAGTTATAGTTCTCTTTTTGCTTGAAGGTTCCTCAGAATCCTTAAAGAACTTTTCAATCTCTCTGTTCTTTTCAAAATCACTTATTGACACGGTTAGACATGTACTCCTTTTCTCCAAGCTTGTTCAGGTGCTTCTTCTGAACTTTATTCTTTGGAAGCTTTATGGTTATCACATCACCATAGCACTTAAGGGAACCAAGGCAGGCAAGCGTCTTGAGCCATGCATCAACTGACCACTTCCTCTCACCTTTGACATAAAACCATAGTGAGCTCATTTTTGTCCCAGTGTGTTTGGCAACAGCAGAGATATTCAATTCATTGCATTCATTCTTTTTGCAATAGTCAGAGATTGAACTCTCCATTATTATATTTGATAAAGACTTTGTCTTCATAAAGAGACACCTTTTATAAACCGAAAAATTATACAAGGATCATTATGCAAAAAAAAAGGACATATCGCAATGAGGACTATTTAAGATTTATCAGAAGGCAAATATGCCTTGTTGAGGGGAATGACTACAATGTTGTTGCTCATCATGTCAGACTAGGACAGAACGGTGGTATGGGACTTAAACCATCTGACTATAGAACCATCCCTCTTTTTACGAGAAGGCATATAGAACTTCACAACACTGGAGAGAGATCCTTTTATAAGAAGTATGGAATAGATGAGAAGCTTGCAATTATATGCTGTTTAACTTCATATATTTGTCACAAGCTTCCCACCACAAATAAGACAATTGAGTTGTTGGAGAAACTCATTGAGGACTGCAAAGATTAATAGCGCTCTTCTTCACAAGTATCCTTCTCTAATTGACCAGAAGCATTTGCACAAAGCTTGTACTCACTTTTTAAAAACTTCCCGTCAATGAACACCCTATAAAATATAACATCTGTCTCGTTGCAAAAAAGCCTTTGTCCTATTGTGACACAAGTCTCCATTAGGCTTGCATCAAGCAGTGGCTCTGCTCTGTATGGACCCTCAAGACATCCACCAACAAAGTTGTCAAGCTCTTCGGTTTGCTCGTGAGTGCATGTATAGATGGTTGACTTCCTTAAATACAAAGGTGGTTCTTTGTAAGTGCAAGCGCCAAGCAAAGCAGCAATCAAAAGATAAAGGATCATACCAACCTCACGGTAAACGGTTCGTGTCTTTGATGTATCTGTCCATAAGAAAATTCACATTCTCTTTGTTGAGCCAAAGCTCACAGATCCACCTTCCATACTTCCCTGTCTTGTCACTCTGAATGATAACATCTTTATCTAGTATTAGTTCTTCTAAAAATCTTTTCTCTTCCATGCCAAGAGCCTTGACGCTCTCTTCAACTCCTCTGATCTCATGAGCATCTATGCCTGCCAGTCTAAAACGAAGTTGTGTGGACACGTAAAACCCAAGGTCAACATCAACATCAACCGTGTCACCATCAACAACGTTTGTGACTTTGCCCTTATAAGACCAGATGCTGTTCATAGTTTGCTCCAGTCTCTTGTCATATAAAAACCAAACAAGCTCATGACAACAATCATAACAAGGCACCAGATCAGTGCAGGAGACAAAAGAAGCCACTCAAAAAAGGTGTAGTCTTTTGTTTTCTTCAGTGCTGCTGTTTTAAATAACATCAATCCTCACCATTAATAAGTTTTAAAAGCTCGTCAGTATTGTCCAGAATTTCTTGGAATGTTGTCTCAAACTCTTTGTACAGTGGGTCTGAGATATCTTTAAATTGCTGACCCTTTATAAGGTCCTCATAGATTAAGTTCAAAGCCTTTGTGTGGTTTATAACTTTGCGAACAAACCTCTCTTGTGTGCTGGGCTTTGGCATTAGGTCTCTGTTAAGTCTGTCCTCAACAGCAAGCCTTGTCTCAGCAACAGAAGAACCCTTTGTTTTTTCGAGAACCTTCTTCTGGTCTTCCTTAGGAAGCTTAACAATCTCGTCAACCTGAGAAGCCTTTATCTCATCTCTCTCATAGGCTTCCCTTACTTCTGGCGTGGCGTTATCAACACGCTTTGTCATCCTTCTTATTGTCTCAGGATCCTTGCCTGTCTGGTTTGCAGCAACCTTCTCAAACACCTTAGTGAGCTTGTTCTTATCACTCCTCTTCTTTGGTCCTCTCACAACAGTGGATGGGTACAGCCTTGCATAAATAGCCTTCTTCTCTGCAAGAGCCTTCTCAAGTTGCTTTGTCCCCAGTGTCATGCTCTCAAGATTCTCATCAAGGTGACTTAATCTCTCCATGTCTGAGGCGTTCTCTTCAAAGTCAAGAACCTTACAATGAATAAACTTGTGTCCAAGAGCCTTGCATACAGTGTACCGACGATAACCAGCAAGGAGCTCTTTATTGCTGTTCACAATGATGGGCTGTTGAAGTCCTATTTTTTCAATGGACTCTTTAAGTGAAGTGATGTCTTGTGACTTAATATCACCTCTTATATTCCAACCAGGTCTTACTTGAATAGCATCAATATCAAAGCTTAGAATCTCGTGCATGGGAAGCCTCTCTCTCCTCTAGGAGTTTAATGACCGTGTCGAGACTCCTCACAACCATAACGTAAACGCCAGAGTCTTCAAGTCTCTTAAGCCATAACTTTTGGTCTGTACTTAATTTGCCAGTCTTGGATTTTATTTCGATACCGAAAAGTTGTCCAGGTTTATTTTTGAAAATACCAAGGATGTCAGGAAGGCCAGCCATATGGTTCTTAGAATAACTACGCTTGGCACCATACCCATGAACTATAGGACCAACGTAGTTTCTCCAGTGAGTGTATTTCTTCCACTTCAAATAATGAAGTATTTCTCTTTGGATCTCTGCTTCTTTTTTATGCACCACTCTCTGCAATTGAGAGGGCTTTTTGTAGTGGGCTGCTTTTTTCAATTTGAAGTCTCTCCTCTCCTGCACCAAGACTTAAGTTGGAGATCTCTCTCATGCCATGAGCAGCAATCAGATGTCTCCACTGAGTCTCAAGAAAAGAGATGTTGTCATTAGTGGCTCTCTCACAAATGCTTGTCCAACCACCTGTCATACTAACCACCTGCCAGCCAACTGGACCAATGTAGTCCTTAGCATCTTTTGAGTTTGCATAACCAAACTTTGAGATTGCTCCAACGATCCTTGCAGAGATGTCTCGACTCATCGCGTCGCCAGTCTTGTCACCCTCACCAAGAGATTCTCTGATCTCCTTAAGCGCTGGGAAGTGATCACTGGTCAAAGCAAAATGGTCCATGACATGCTTAAGCCTATCGACACCAACGTGTCCAAGAGCCTTAAACCAAAAGTCTATAACGCCAGGGTTGGAAAAGTCAGGCGACCTGTAGGGTTGTAGAGATTGATAGTACAACATTATTTTAGTAAACTTGGTGATATTCATCTAAGCACTCCATTCTATGTCAATCAAAAGGATTGTCCCAAGACTTGTTCTCCACTGCCTGGACCGCTTTGGAGAACTTTTCTTTTTTAGTATACACTCTTTTCATTCTTGTTAAAATATTTTCAATTTTTGTTAAACCATTATTACTCCTTTTAAAAAGATTAACAGGTGATAAAGCATTAGTTCTCCAAAACTCATCGTTATCAATAAAATCTATAAGAGCTTCTATACCTAAGTCATTTAGGTCATACAAGCGCCTCATCTTAGCAATGGCTTCTGCAAACTTCTCAACGTTGAATCTGCTCATGTTTGTCTTCTCACTCCACACTGAGTTCCTTTTTGCCATAGCAACCCAGTCTTCCGCAAACGCAAAGTCCGCCTCTGTATACTTTTTACTCACAGTGGTCCTTTGACGTGTTTTTGTAAAACCTTTTTTAGAACCATTAGGCTTTTCATTTTGACCTTGACAAGGTGCCGTTTGATCTTGATCATTAACTGCAGTTTCTTCGAAACTCTTGAGCGCCAAAGCCCTCTGTGCGGGTTTGTCGTTTAGCCGCAAATTTAAAACCTCTCCGGTTTTAACTTTACTACAGTCATCGCAATGGTTATTTAAATCTGAACTACGGGTAATATTCGGAACGGTCTCTCCGAGCCCTATGTTAGGACAGTCGCTGCTTTTTTCTTTTTTGGTGGTTTTTCTTTTTTTCGAAACATCAACGTTATCACTTTTAGGATCTGGCATATCGGATATCCGCTTCAAGGTCGAGAACAGGTATATGGCATATGAGAACGGTGCTTCTCTCTTGGTCTCACAGTGGTACAGTAATTCACTCTTGTAACAATCGAGCGCATGATCAATGGTCCTCTTGGATCTGGGAAGTAGGTCTGGGTACACATCAACATCGGTGGTCTCATAGGCATTGCGTGCGGTCTTAAGAAGGATGCCTTCCTCTGACAGTTGAGTGAGATATTGGTTGTCATATTGGGTGCTCTTAGGGAATGATATGCCGTCAATAAAAATCTCCACAGTCTGCTCCTTTGGCTGGTGTGTAAGGGTCTCAGGAACTATAAGTTATTTCGGATCAGAAAAAAACAGCAAACTTAACTTATACAAAGTGGCACAGTATTTTTTATTTGCTGTGCTTTATGGAAATTAATCTAACTGTTATTCTTTGATAAAAATGGTATACCTAATCGACTTGGCAAAACAACTATGTCAATCAGTTCTTCCTGGGGGGAGAAGCAAGGGCTCTTTAGGTTTGATCTTGATGGGTCCTTCTTCTCTTGGCTTCTTATCAGCATTCTTGGCAAGGTGATCAAAAATATCATCGAAGTTTGCAAAGGCTTGACGGGTAAAGCGAAATATATTCGCAGACGTTGCATCTGCAATATCTTTTGGGTCATGCTCGTAAAGAAACTTAAACCCGTCTTTGCCTATTTTATCAACCATCTTTGTCTTCCTTCACATAACCAACGGTCCCACACACAGAGCAACCATATCCTGGCTGTAGCACCCAGTTTGTTCTGCACTGATCACATGGCACCATCTTTTTAATCTCGGTCATAAACCAAGCATAGAAGTTACAACACCCCTCAATAGTATCACCATCATACTCAAAAGGGGTTGGCTCATCATGGCCTTCTTCCCACTCACTGTGGCAGGAAGAGCAGCACTTAAAATCTTTAAAGTCGTAACAATGGAATGTTGGCATTCTAAGCCCTTCCTTTCTTCATGTCCTCTTTGATCTTGTCATAGGCACGCATTAAAAGCGCATACTCCTCAGTTGTCAGTGGACCATTCATGATGGGTCTGCCTAAGAACTCCTCAATGTCTTTGGGTGTCACACCAATACCACTGAATGACATACACACAGACTTCATTGAAGGCAGGCCATTTTGCGTGAAGCTTTTTGTGTCATGGTCACTTGGCATAGGAATGACATTAGTATCTAGGTCAATGTCTGGCGGTGGAGCGTCAGGCCATGGAGCT